CCGCTCAGGTCTACTATCAACGATGTATCCCATTCGCGCATAGGTCTGAAATAATATGGATAATTGGTCAGGTTGTTTTTAAACTGGTCCACCGCGTAATAAAGAAACGATTGATTCACCGACCCTGTTAACACTTGGTATTGTAAGAGTGGCGTATTACTTAACATATTATTTATTTGTTTATTGGAAGAGAGGTCTGTTTTAGAGTTAAAGACTATGTCCCAATTATAAAGCGACTGGTTGAATGACACCGCTCCATTAAACATATTAGACATGTTAGTCACTTGTGTAGTCGTCCATTTGCCGATCGGTTGGTTAAACGATGCAGCGCCGGCGAACATTGACGCCATTGACGTGATTTGACTTGTATTCCAGTTGCTTAGGTCTTCGTTAAAAAATGTATCGTTTTCAAACAAGGCGTCCGTATTAAAAACCAAATCCGTATTCCATTGTTCCATTGGTTTGAAATAAAAATTATAATTGGCACGATTTGTTTTGTATTGATCCACGGCGTAATAAATCGTATTTTGTATCACCGAACCCGTAAGCACTTGATAAATCAAAGAGGGTGTATTGTTTAACATATTGGATACATTCTTAAACGAAACAATCTCCGTGTTGGATACAAATGAAATATCATTCCAATGATACAGCGATTGATTGAAAGACGTAGCCCCGTCAAACATAGATTCCATCGAAGTCACTTGAGTAGTCGTCCATTTGCCAATAGGTTGATTGAACGACGTATTGCCTTGAAACATATACGACATAGAGGTTACAGCAGATACGTCCCAATGTATTATATCTTGATTGAACATTGTGCCTTGAAACATAGATTCCATCGTTGTCACAGTACTTGTATTCCAACGCCCAATATCTTCGTTAAAATCGGTATAATCTTTAAATAAATCTTTCATAGTGTACACGTCTACCAGAGTCCATTCGCTTATAGGTCCATATAAAGCAAGGGCGTCAAACCTATCATATCTCCATTTATCCACCGCACTAAATATATTACTTTCGGTTACGTTAAAATAAGTATCTTCGTATATAGCAAACAAAGGACCGTCTGGAGTATTTATTTGAAAAGAATCAGACGTTTCTTCGCTCAATGTAATGTCGTAAGCATTCCCGATTACACTTGAAATATCTTCGTTAGACAAATACGTAAAGACCTCTGTAATGGTATTAAACGATATGGTTGTTTCTTCTTTATAGCCAATGATTTGGTTCGAACTTTTATAAAATCCCCAGTACGGTTTTATATTTCCTGATATTTCACGTTCAAACGAAACATCCATTATATATAGTATTATAAAAATTGATTTATAATTAATCGGTGTTAGTATAGTAATGTCTCTTGCTACTCAATATCAGAAAAAGACCGACAAAGAGCATATTTTGGACAATCCAGATACGTACATTGGATCTATTGAAAACATACACGGTCCAATGTACGTGTTGGAAGACGGTAAAATTATATCTAAAACGATGGATTATAACCCCGGCTTATTCAAATTATTTGACGAAGGTATTGTAAATTGTCGCGACCACGTGGTACGAATGTTACAACAAAAAGAAACCAATGCGGATGTACACTTGGTGAATACAATTGATATTGAAATTGCGGACGATACCATTACGATGATGAACAATGGCAACGGGATAGACATTGAAAAACACCCTACGTATGATGTATGGATTCCAGAATTAATATTTGGACATTTGCGCACGTCGACCAATTACAACAAAGACGAAGAAAAGATTACAGGCGGTAAAAACGGATTTGGGTTTAAGCTGGTATTGATTTGGTCGACCTACGGTATGATTGAAACGGTGGATCACGTAAGAAAATTAAAATATACACAGACCTTCGAGCAAAATTTAGATATTATCCACCCCCCAAGCATCACCAAATGTTCTAAACAACCTTATACCATCGTAAAGTTTAAACCAGATTACAAGCGTCTCGGCTTGAATGGATTGACCGCGGACATGTTATCGCTGTTCCATCGTCGTGTATATGATATTGCCGGTATTACCACAAAAGACGTGAAAGTAAAATTAAACCATAGTGTGTTAGATATTAAGAATTTTAACCATTACATAGAATTATACAACGATTGCGATAAAATTGGCGAATCGCCTAACGAGCGATGGAGTTATAGCGTTTGTTTAAGCGAAGAATTCAAACAAGTGTCTTTTGTGAATGGTATTTTCACAGGAAAAGGCGGTAAACACGTGGATTATATCACGCAACAAATCATCAAAAAATTAATTGCGTATATTGAAAAAAAGAAAAAGATAGAAATCAAACCGTCTATTTTAAAAGAACAAATGTATATATTTTTGAATTGCACGATTGTGAATCCGTCGTTCGACAGCCAAACCAAAGATTATCTAAACACACCGCCTGGTAAGTTCGGGTCTTCGTGTGTCGTCAGCGATAAATTCATAGAAAAATTGGCAAAGCTAGGGATTATGGAGCAATCGTGTGAATTAAGCAAAATAAAAGAAAAGAATAATTCTAAAAAAACGGACGGCAACAAGCAGAAAACCATCCGCGGTATACCCAAATTAGTAGACGCAAACTATGCGGGGACCAAGGACTCCGCTCAGTGTACATTAATTTTATGCGAAGGAGATTCGGCAAAAGCGGGTATTTTATCCGGGCTTAGTCCAAGCGATCGTAATATTATTGGGGTGTATCCAATGAAAGGCAAGTTGTTGAACGTGCGCGGGGAAGCGACCAAAAAAATCAATGAAAACAAGGAAATCATTGAAATAAAGAAAATCATGGGACTAGAATCCAATAAGAAATATAAGAACACCGACGAGCTAAGATATAATAAAATCTTATTTATGACAGACCAAGATTTAGACGGAAGTCATATCAAGGGGTTGTGTATTAATTTATTTGAATGTTTGTGGCCGTCTTTATTAAGCATCCGCGGATTTCTAGGATTTATGAATACCCCTATTTTAAAAGCGACCAAAGGAAGCCATAAAACACAATTTTACAACGAACAAGAATACGCTTTATGGAAAACGGAGAATAACAACGGCAAAGGGTGGGCGATTAAATATTATAAAGGATTGGGGACCAGTACAAGCAAAGAATTCAAAGAATATTTCAAAGACAAAAAGACTATGGATATCTTATTGGGCGATCAAGATACGGAAAAAATAGATATGGTGTTCAATAAAAAAAAATCGGAATATAGAAAAGAATGGTTGTCTAAATACAACCGAGACGATATATTAGACACCTCGTCGACGTCGATTAGCCTTTGCGATTTTGTAGACAAAGAGATGATCCATTTTTCAAAATACGATTGCGACCGTTCTATCCCGAATTTGATGGACGGATTAAAAGTCTCTCAGCGCAAGATTTTATATAGTGCGTTTAAAAAAAACTTAGTCAGCGAAATTAAGGTGGCTCAGTTCAGCGGGTATGTTTCCGAACATTCGGGGTATCATCACGGCGAGAGCAGTCTCAATGGGGCGATTGTAAATATGGCTCAAAATTTTGTGGGGTCTAACAACATTCCTATTTTAAACCCGAACGGACAATTCGGTACGCGTCTACAGGGGGGTAAAGATAGCGCATCTGAACGGTATATCTTTACCCAATTGAATAAAATCACCCGAATGATCTTTAAAAAAGAAGATGATGTTATTTTAAATTATCTGAACGACGACGGAACCCCCGTAGAACCCGCCTTTTACGCGCCTATTATTCCTATGATTCTGGTAAACGGAACCAAAGGCATCGGCACTGGATTTAGTACTGACATTCCATGTTTTCGTCCAATGGACCTAGTCGATTATATTTTAAAAAAACTGGACGACAAAGGGCATACGCACGATTTTGTGCCCTATTATAAAGGATTTACGGGCTCTATATCCAAAGACGACAGCCGTCGTTTCATTACAAAGGGCAAGTATACGATCCAAAACAAGACGGTCCTTATTACAGAATTACCCATTGGCGTTTGGAACGAAGACTATATTATACATCTAGAAAAATGCGTAGCCGAGAATATATTAAAAGACTATAGCGACCAATCGACGGACGCGGTGATTTATTTTAAATTAACTCTAAAAGAGCCCATGGACGAAGAGAGTATTTTAAAAACATTCAAACTTACGACCACCTTATCGATTAATAATATGAATTTATTCGACTCTTGCGATAAGTTAAGACACTATAACGAAGTACATGAAATTTGCGACGACTTTATTGAGGTTCGGTTAGACTATTACGAAAAAAGAAAGGTACACTATGTCAAAGTTTTAACCGAAGAAATGAATATTTTAAATCAGAAGTGTAGATATATCAACGAATTGTTAGCCGATACGTTAGATTTACGGAAAAAATCCTACGAACACATCGTTGAATTATTACGCGATAAAAAGTATGATACGTTCAATGATTCTTACCATTATTTGATTAAAATGCCAATGGACAGCGTATGTAAAGAAAATGTAGACGCGTTAAATGAACAATTTAAAAAGAAACAAGACGTATATAATGAGTTATCTAAGAATAGTAACATAGACCTTTGGAAAAAGGAATTGTGTGATTTAAAAGAAATGCTTTAGTTCGATTGTATTATCGTTGTGTAGATAAACAGGACGTTCCATCAATGTATGCATAGTAGACGCGTCTGTTTTATATTTTAAATATCCCGTAATTTCTCCCAGTATTTGTTGTGACGCGTAGTCTATCACGCGTTCGTTTATTTCCGACACTTGTCCTTCTATGTTTTCAAACTGAAAATTCGAAAACTGTAAAAATATACTCCGCATAATGACTTTCAATACATCTGTATTTTGGTTATCGATTACATATTTTCTATCGGATAAATTATACACCTTTTTTTTTATGGCTTCATGGACTTGGTGAATATTATGCCCGCTAAAATAGCGGTTGGTCAAGTGACTCGGTTGAAACATATATTTCGTCGCATTAAAATAACTCGTTTTATCGTCTACCAGAACCTGGTCTTGTAAAAACAATGGCGTACCTCCTTCTATGTTTACCCTGCCAGACATTAATATATAATATTATTTTAATATAATGGAACAAACTAAAATAATATTTATGTCTATGATTCTTATTTTACTATTTACATTGGGTATTGTGGCAAATATATTGCGAACCAGTAAAAAAACGTATTTGTATCCGCCTCATACAAACCCGTGCCCCGATTATTATCAAAAAAATAGTTATGGATTTTGTTACGACAAATACGAGATAGGTCCAAATTCTTCCGACGACGATTGTAAACGCGTCTTATTTACAAGCGACGATTCCTCTTGCGACAAAAAAAAATGGGCGATAGACTGTAAAGTATCGTGGGATGGTATTACAAATAACGACGTATGTATATAAACACATACACCATAGAATGACAATGGAAATATTCGCCGAATTTATGTTGGATAAAAAGGATATCTATGTTTTAGGTAGGTCGGGTATTGGAAAGACCCGAATGGTTACGGACTATTTGAACCAAGGGGATTACGATGTACATTATTTATCTATACAACACATTTCTACGATGAATGATATCTATAAAAATACACATGGTTCTATTTTAACGCTTATGCATAAAAAGGTAAAACAAAACGTGGTCGTGATAGATGACATAGATATTTTAAATAATAGCGAAAAAAAAATACTAAATGAATTAATCAAACAAATGAAATTATATAAAAAAAAGGAGACAAAACAATTCAAATTTATTTTTATAGGTATCAATCTATACGATAAAAAAGTGAAAGAATTGTTGAAGTTATGTAACAAAATACATTTAAAAGACGATCAATCCAATTACGAAAAAAATATACAAATCAACATAAAAAATGTCATAGAACAAAAAATTGGACTCAATTGTATGGTTGAAAATGAAAAAGCAACGCAGTGTTTGATGTTTCACGAAAATATTATAAACCATCTTACGACCAACGATATGGAGTTTTATTTGAAGTTTTTAGATAATTATTGCGCGGGCGATTATTACGACCGCATTAGTTTTCAAAAACAATTATGGATATACAATGAAATGACCTATTATTTAAAAATGCTTCATAATTATTATGTCTACATCGAAAGTTCCGTCGCCATTGCCCACCAAAAAGAAGAATATAGGTTTACCAAAGTATTGACCAAATATAGCAACGAATATAACAATCAAAAGTTTATCCTAGATATTTGTAATCGTTTTAATATTTCAAAAAAACAATTGGGAGACATCGACCAACTGACCCCCACGGAATACAATCGTTTGAATAAATATTTAGATTTTATTGGCTAAGAGTTTGAATTGCTGTAAGGTCTCTTGTAAGGCGGCTATTTTTTCTTTTAATACATTGTTTTCGTTTGTTTTTATTTTCAATACTTCGATAATTTCGTTCAATTGTAACGGGCGTTTGGTGCCGTCCGGTTGCGTTAAGATGACTTGTTGGGTCTTTCGTTCGTTGTCTCGGCGTTTGATTTCGGCTAGTACGTCGGGTTTATTGGTGACCTCGCCAGGCGAGTAGGTTTTTAAGGCTGTGCCGATGGTTTCGGTATAAAAAAGCAATGTGCTTGGGTCTTTGATAAATGTATTGGGTAATAAAGTCGAATCATTACATACGGGGCTTTTTGTATCAATGAGACGCCTTTTATCAAACGTATTTTGTTCGTGCGAAATAACCAAAATGGTTTTCAAGGGGTTTAACTGAACGAATGGAACGGTGTAGTTTTTTAGAAAAGATTTTTCCTCGGCTAAAACCGCGCTGTCTTCGTATTGGGTGTCTTTTAACAACACACGCTTGAACGCGAACGTACCGGCGGTCCCGTGTCGAGGTCCATAGGGTCCGAATTTATACATTTTATTGATTCCATTGAACCATAAATAAATCTCACTCGCACCCGCACACAACGCAGGCGATTTCATTAAAGTCTCTACGGCGTGACTTACCCGACACGGTGGATAATAATCATCGTCGTCTATATACACCACTATATCGTTGTCGTCGGTGAACGTACATTGTTGATGCATAAAATTGCGTTTCTTACCTAATGACATTCTTTCTTCTGAATAAATATACTTTACAAACGGAATATGTTTCACTAAATCGCCAATGGGATCGGTGCCATCATCTACAATAATCCATTCCATAGATTCTTTGGGGTAATCTTGTTTCATAATGTTGTCCACCATTTGCGCGATGAAAGGGCGACGATTGAATGTAGGGGTGCATAAACTTACGCGCGGTTTAATTGTTTTTGCCTTTTTCTTACCCATTAGTATCCATTCTTAATTCTTTTTAGGTCTTATTTAGACAAATATGAAAAAAACAACATAAAAACGATCGCAGCAATGACATAGCTGATATCAAATAAAAAGGAAATATGGACAATCAGGGCTACACACAAGCATAAAAACCATAAAAAAAATATATTCGGTTTTATTTCCTTCCATTGTTCATTTAAATAATTAATATTCACCTTACTAAAAGGTGTAAAAAATAATAATAAGAAAGTTAATCCTGCCATAATACCTATAGTCGTATACAAGGTAGCCCCCCGAAGAATATTCGTTTCAAGACTTCCGCGTTTAAAAATAGGTCTTTTTGAAGTAACATTCACGATAATTTCTATCAAAAAGTAAATAAATAAAACGCAAACTATCGCAGCCATAATTTTCTTTAAAGTGGTTAAGTTTCTGATAGATTGAAGTAATTTAGGTACACTATTCTGACCCACAATTGCCAACATATATAGTATGCCTAACGAGACAAAGATAGCTAAAGGACCAACGAAAATAATAAACATTCTATATATAGTTTCATTGCCCATAAATGTCCACCAATCCTTTATTTTATCTTTACGAGAACCCCTTGGTGGTGGGTTGTATAAATATCCAATGACAATAGAGACAATATAATAGAATATAAAGACTATATAGAACGTAAAGCCGGGTATAGTCGGCACTTTCAATAATTGCAAAAATTGCTCGGCGGCTTTAATCAGAAGATCAAATAGACTTTCGTATTTTGTCGCTTCTTGCGATGCTTCTGACGATTCTTTCGCTCCTTCTGCCGATCCTGCCACTTCTTTTCGATCCTTGGATATAGTTTCGTTCTCTTTCGTATCTAAGGAACAATAAATAATAATAATCGCGGTTATAAGAATTAAAAACATAAGTTCTTTGAATACGACCCCTATAAGGAAGAGGTATTTATCTGTATCGTTCATATTATAATATATTATTATTATAATATGAATCTTATGCTGGTGATTTTGTTGGTGTTTATTTTATATTTGCGTACGAAGGAAACGATGTTTACAAGAGCCAATTCTTACGATATTTCAAATTATGCGTCGAATACTTATCCGTGCGTTAACGAGAGTACACCAGTGCCACATTTCCAGACATAAAACGTATGACATTATATCTTTCTTCGAATAGTGTCAAATCAAATGAATATTTATATATTTTAGTAGGGTCTGTGTCAATATAGCCTATTACATTTCCTTCGTCGTCGCATATAGAACTGACTTGTTGTGTTTCATCTATATCCGGCGTCAATGTTAAAATATCCATGACCACATCTTTGAATTTGCCTAAATTCATCGCACCCGAAGGCTGTATGTCGTATGGATTTGTATTTAAAGCAAAACTATAACTATATAATCCATCGTCGGAGTCCCCTAAACACGATTCATATTTTTCCAAATATCTATAAATATCCGACGCGAACTCGTTTTCTCTATATTTACCGTCTAGTAATATAGAGACTTGTTGTAATATATGCTTTACATTGTTGGTCGTGGGGTATTGTGTAATCGGAAACGATTCTGTAATGCCATCGCGGGGTAGATCTTGAAAAGATAAATCTATATTCGGTTTGTCTCTATATTTCCAATTGGTATAATTGCTCCATTCGTTTCGTTCATAAGCGTCCGTCCTGCGTAAGAACCAAAACCAATTGGACACCAAGTTATTGGTCTCTATTTTTATTCGGCGTGTGCCGACAATATGTTTATATTGGGTTTCTTTTACATCTAAGAATAAATGTGTCTGTTCGTTTGCTGCAAACACCTTTGTTTCTTCTTCAGATAAAAAGGCATATGTCGCCATAATATGGACGTCGCTTGCCCATTGATTTACAAGATTGGTATAGACGTTGTCGCTTGGCGGTACTTGTAAGAAACGATGCATTTGATAGGCGGTGCTTCCAAAATCAGGTCGGATTCTTTCGTCCGGAGATTGGGTCACATGGTATATTGTACATAAATCACGAATGGGCTTTATCGTAATATCAATAATCAATTCATTGTATTGGAGACAAACCAATGGAAACGCCATTTTACTCGAATTTGAAAACCAAAAAGGCAAAGGTATATACAATTTACGCCCATAAATGGAGGGTTCGGGTGGCTCGTCTGGGTTATTTGTTTTTGTGTTGGGATAATATCCATTACGGTAATAAGCGGGGTCATTTAATTCGGGGACGTGTCCGGTCATTTTGTAAAATTGACTTTTCTTATAAAACGACTCGTTCCGTTCGATTCTATTTTTAATATAATCCCCGCTAAATTGTTGAAGAATCTGTCCACCCGAAGACATAGTCACTTGGTCAATCATCAAAGAACCTAGGTGTTCAATCCATTTAAATTCATAGGGATGATTCGACCCGTTCTGTTCGTAAAACGGGCTCCATATATTCGGCAACGTCACCACCAAATACGTATTCATAATTAATTCGGCATATCTAGGTATTTTAAATGTAAATTTAGACGATTCATTCAAGTGTAAGATCCTCTCGCCATTGAAATCTATCCTATATTTTTGTAATCCAAAATTTGTATATTTCGCATAAACACTTTTAAAAAAGGTTTTGGTCGGGTTTCCATTTAATATTATATTTTGATTTCCATAAGCAATAATATTCAATAATCCTCCCGGCATTACTTATAATTTAATTATATATTTATATTACATATGGAGCAATATATATTATTATTTATGGGCTTCTTGGCGGTAGTACTCTTATACATATACGTCAATGTAAGTTCGGAGCATTATAAATGTGCCGTCATAGACTCTCTGGAATATTCCTCTTTAACCCCGCCCGATTTGTCCGGTGTATTGATAAAGGACCTTATCTTTAAATCAGCGTTCAATTGTTGCTGTATAGGCGGAATGAAAAACGATTATGTCTCGTTGTGTGCTTTAAAACATTGTTATCGGGCAGGCGCACGCGTATTGGATTTACAAATATTTTCATTAAACGGCGAACCTGTCGTATCCGCGTCGACGGTAAATCAAAACGAATATAAAGAGCTATATAATTACTTAGGCTTTTCTGAAACCTTAAAGCATATAAACAATACGTTTTTGAATACAACGATGTCTCCCAATAACAACGAAGTCCTGTTTATAAATTTAAGAATAAATAGCAACAACAGAGCCCTATACGATAAAATGGCAAACACACTGATAGAAACCTTTACGGGGAGAACCCAGATGCTATTGCACGAAGCCATAAACAAGGATTTGAATATGCATACGTTGGATGAATTGAAACATAAAATCATTATTATGGTCGATTTAAATGCGTCGCCCCAAATGCGCGACTCTTTTTCTTCCACCCGTTTGAGTTCATTGGCATTAATCACATTCGGCGACGGATTCAAATATCATTCTTTATACGCGAACGAAGCCTCTTTGCAGGCGGGTGTAGAACTATCTTTATTGTACCCCAATAAATCTGCCTACTCTAACAATTACGATTATATGGACAAAGGTCAACGCAATAAGTTTAATTTTATTTTTATGAATTTTCAAAAAAAAGACATACACCTCACTAAATATTTGAATGATTTCAATGGGGTTTCATTTAAACAGGTTTATAATATGGACTAATATATATGTCGTATTTGCCTCTATTGGAAAAAGCCATCGTGAATAATGAAAATATACAAAAGAAACAAAAAAAACAATATTTAAACGATACAATGATACATATATTACAAGACTTTATTCAGAAAAATGGATTGGTGTGTTATGGAGGGATCGCCATCAACACGATTTTGCCTAAATCAAAAAAAATATACAATCAGAGGCTAGACATACCTGATTATGATATTTTTTCGCCCAATGCGATGGAACACGCGAAAGAGTTGGCGTCTATTTATGCGAATTTAGGGTTTCCAAACGTGGAAGCCAAAAGCGCTGTGTTTTATGGAACCTACAAAGTATTTGTCAATTTTGTCCCCATCGCCGATATTACCCACTTGTACGAACCTGTATTTAATATTATTCAAAACAAATCGATTCTTATCAAAAATATTTTATATTCCCCACCCACGTATTTACGTATGAGCATCTACCAAGAATTGTCTCGCCCCTATGGCGATGTAACCCGATGGAGTAAAATATACGAACGCCTTACCCTATTGAACGAAGCCCATCCTTTTTATTACGACGTGGATTTGACCCAAAACAATATGATTTCCAGTATAGAAAATAAGACCATTTACAATAAACTCATACAGATGTGCGTGAGACATAAGTATGTATTGTTTGGCGACTTTGGTCTTTCTTTTTACAAGGATTATTTCCCCACCCAATACAAAAAGGCAATCGACGGCAAAGACATAAAACAAATATATATATTGGCACACGACCACCTCGTTATTTTGGCAGAACTAAAAAAACTCAATATAACCTATCAGGTCATAGAGCATACCAAAAACTATAAATTTATTAATTCTTTCTATGAAATCGAAATAAATGGTCAATCTTTACTATATATTTTTACTACAAATTCGTGTCAATCGTATAATACCATAAAAAGAAAAGATGATGTGTTTTCAATCGCAAGCATTGATACGATTTTAGGTATATATTATGCAATTGAGTATTTAAATGAAAGTAGTATTAACAATGACAATATATTGTCGTATTGTTATTTGCTAGAAAATATACACAGCCATAATAAGACCAATGTATTGCGGAGATTTTATATACAATGCGTTGGGAAACAAACTATGATAGAAGATATACGTAAAGAACGCGACGAAAAATACTTAAAATACAAAAAAAATAAGAAAAGTCTGGAATACAGAAAATGGTTTTTAAAATATCATCCTAAGACTCGGAAAGTCCTTAAATCTTAAATTCTCCGGGACTCGTTTTGCCGCGTAAGAGATTGTCTACAACGACGGGGTCTATGTCGCGTGTATTTAAAAGAAACAATGGCTTTATAGGGGTATATAATTTCACGAATATTTTCATCACCAGATGTATACCGTGGTTATCAATATAGACAAATGTGCCTAATAATTTATCTATAAATAAAGGATGGTTCTCTTTGAAAATATTAAATATATCCGTGTAATAACTATTGTTCATCATAGGATTTAAATGTGTTAAATCGAAAAACATATAAAATTTATGGACGTTTGGGTCTTTTCCTAATTGGATGAGGGCAGTGCTTAATTCATCTACAAATCCAAGCCACTTTAAATGGGTGAGTTGAGTGTTGCGTATTTTACACGATAATTTATAACATTGATCTCCTTTATGAATCTTTATTTCTGAATAGGGTTCCATTATTCAAGTATGTTTTCCTTATTTATATTAAAATTGTGTAATAATGTATTTGCATTTTTATTATAAATGTCTCCACATAAGTGAGCGGACTCGTATATTTCTCTCAACAATCCGCTGGGTGCGGTCGTACCAAACTTAATGAGATTTTTATTTTTTAGAACATTTTTTATAGTATTTATTTTTGTTTTTTTAAAGTCGCCTTTTAAATCGTCTATTTGTCTGCGGGATTTATGCCCCTTGATGAGTATACTAATGGTTTTATTTTTCTTATGTTTACCCAATTGAAAGGTTGTTTGAATACACGGGGTCGGCAAGACGGGTAATACGGTGGGCACAGGTGGAGACAAGACGGTGGGCGCATGGGGCACAGGTGGAGACAAGACGGGGACAAACTCGTGGATCTCTTCGACGGGTGTAGACAAAGTCTGTTTCCATTCTCGGAAGGTCGGTTTTATACCTCCTTTTAGGTTACTATAAGAAGGTTCGCGTTTAGAATCATAACTATCTTTATTTAAATCCACCGCTTTTTGAGTTTTCTTATGTTGTTTTATTTTTTCAAGCAATAGTTTTCGTATCGTGGACGTATTTATGTGAACGGGCTCAGGCTTCATTTTCTTTGTTTTTATAGTCATATCACATGGTTTAACCACAATGCTACGAATACTCATATAAAAATAAAGTATAAAAATATACCTATTTATACTAAAATTGAATTAAATACTATCGTCTAGTAATAACTATGGATTCTTATACGGAATCAGACAGTTGGAATGTGATTGAATCTTATTTCAAAAACACCCATTTACATCAATTGGTAAAACACCAAGTAGACTCTTATAATGATTTTGTTCAAAACCAATTGATTAAAACCATTGAAATGTTTAATCCGCTTATCATTAAATCGCCGCACGATTATTTGCCGGACTCTAAAAAATATAGATTAGAAGTAGAAGTAAATTTTGTCAATTTGTCTATTTATCGCCCCGAAATTCACGAAAACAACGGGTCGTCTAAATTAATGTTTCCGAGTGACGCCAGACTTAGAAGTTTTACGTATTCGTCCAATTTTACGCTAGATATGAATATTAAATATACCATTCGTAAAGGAGCAAACCTAGAAAACGAAGAACATAAACATATCCACTTGTCTAAAATTCAATTTGGTAAAATCCCTATTATGCTGAATTCTTGTATATGTGTCTTAAAACAATATCCGCATATTAACCCCGACCACATCGACGAGTGTAAAATGGATCCAGGCGGGTATTTCATTATTAACGGCTCTGAAAAGACTTGCTTGGGACAAGAGAAAACGGCGGACAATAAAGTATTTTGTTTTAAACAAAAGGCGTCTAATAAATGGCTTTGGACGGCGGAGTTTCGTTCTGTTCCAGACTGGAAGTGTATTTCTCCTAAACAAATCTATATGATGTTGAATTCCAAATTATCCGCCTACGGTCACGATATTTTGGTTCAATTGCCACGATTAAAAAAACCGATCCCATTGTTTGTATTATTTCGGGCATTGGGTATTGAAAGCGATAAAAAAATATGTAACATCATTCTTTTGAATATAGACAAAGAAAATGTCTTGTTGGAGTATTTGAAAGCGTCTATTTACGAAGGGTCCGAATACAACCAATACGAAGACGCGTTACAATACATTATATCAAACGTGATTTATACCCCCATCAATATGGATAAAGAAGAAGGTCACCGAAGAAAGACTGAATTTGCGAAAGATGTATTGACGAACGATTTATTCCCACATTGTAAAACGGTTGAAGAAAAGATTTATTTGTTAGGGTTTATGACTAAAAAATTAATTCTAGCCTATAGCGGTGTAGACAAGGCGACGGACCGAGATTCGTATGAAAATAAAAGGGTTGAATTGACCGGAACCCTATTGAATAACTTGTTTAGAAACTATTTCAATAAAGTGGTGAAAGATATACAGAAACAGGTCATTCGTGAAATTAATAACGGGTCTTGGAAATCCAGCGAAGATTATTCCAATATCATTACCTTGACCAACATTTATAAAATAGTCAAAACGACCACTATCGAAAATGGACTAAAGCGTGCGTTGTCTACCGGTGATTTTGGAATTAAAAGTATGAATACCAACAAGGTCGGTGTAGCCCAAGTTCTAAACCGACTGACCTATTTGTCTACCTTAAGCCATTTACGGCGTGTAAATACACCCATCGATAAAAGCGGAAAATTAGTAGAGCCACGAAAATTACACGGCTCCACATGGGGGTTTTTGTGTCCAGCTGAAACACCGGAAGGGCAATCCGTGGGTGTGGTGAAAAATATTAGTTATATGACAAACGTCTCTACGTATTCTGACAGCGGTCCAATATACGATTATATTAAGCCTTATGTATTGCCCTTAGACCATTATGACACAGAAACCTTTTACGACAAAGTAAAGGTTTTTGTGAACGGACGATGGGTTGGAATTACACACGATCCAATGGGTCTATTTCAAGATTTAAAACAAAAAAAACATAATGGTATGATACATATTTATTGTTCTATTGTATTTAATTATAATGTGAAAGAACTCATTGTATGCAATGACTGCGGCAGGTTAGTGCGTCCTTTGTTTAAAGTAAAGGAAAATAACATTTTATTGACGAAATCCATCCTTCAGCGTTTGAAAACCAACGAATTATCTTGGCGTGATTTACTTCTCCCTTTAATCCTACCCGAATCCATTATCGAATATATCGATTCGGCAGAACAAAATAATTCTATGATTTGTATGAAACCAAAAGAATTTAAAGAAAATTATAATTACACCCATTGCGAGATTCATCCAAGTACTATTTTCGGAGTTCTGGCGTCGTGTATTCCATTTCCTCAACACAATCAATCTCCTAGAAATACATACCAATGTGCTATGGGGAAGCAAGCCATTGGTATTTATGTGTCAAACTTCCATAAACGAATGGATAAAACCGCGTATGTATTGAATTATACGATGCGTCCGCTGGTCGAAACTAGGGTTATGAATATGATGAAACTGAATGAGTTACCATGTGGGAATCAGGTGATCGTCGCCATTATGACGCATGGAGGATATAATCAAGAAGATAGTTTGTTGTTCAACCGCGGAAGTTTAGACCGCGGGTTATTTCACGCAACCATTTACCATACCGAAAAAGACGAGGACAAAAAAATGAACGGTGAAGAAGAATTGCGTATCAAACCCAATCCAAACATTACACGAAATATGAAGTTCGGCAATTATGATAAAATCAATAAACACGGCGTGGTAGACGAAAACGAACTGATTGAAGACAAAGACATCATTATTTCTAAAGTAGTCGTTATAAAAGAACATAAGAACGATAATACGAAATTAATCAAATACGAAGACCAAAGTAAGTCCTATAGAACCACAGAAGAATGTTATGTAGACAAAAATTATATCGATAGAAACGGCGACGGATATACCTTCTGTAAAGTAAGAATCCGCGCGACCCGTAAACCCAACATCGGCGATAAGTTTAGCAGTAGACACGGGCAAAAGGGCACCATTGGCAATATCATCAACGAAGAAGATATGCCCTATACAAAAGAGGGGATTCGTCCAGACATCATCATTAACCCTCACGCCATTCCGTCGAGAATGACCATTGCCCAATTGAAAGAAACCTTAATCGGAAAATTACTCTTAAAATTAGGATTGTTTGGAGACGGTACCAGTTTTGGTGATATGGATATGGAGGAAGTCTTTAAAGAATTGAAAAAACACGATTATGAATCCCATGGCAACGAAGTATTGTATGACGGCAAAACAGGCGAGCAAATTCAAACGTCTATATTCATCGGACCTGTATATTATCAGCGATTAAAGCATATGGTAAACGATAAACAACATAGTCGTTGTATTGGTCCTATGGTAAATCTCACACGACAACCCGCAGAAGGTCGTAGCCGTGACGGCGGTTTAAGATTCGGTGAAATGGAACGCGATTGTATGATTTCTCACGGCGCTTCCAAATTTACAAAGGAACGGATTTACGATGTCTCGGATAAATACGCGGTCAACGTCTGTAAAAAATGCGGTATGATCGCGATTTACAACGATAAAGAACACATACATTTATGCAATGTATGCGAAAATAGAACAGACTTTTCCTACGTTAAAATTCCGTATAGCTGTAAATTGTTGTTTCAAGAATTAATCACGATGAATATCGTTCCAAGAATTATGACCTAAGATAATATTATCTATATATAATGAGTTATTTAGGAGGAATTGTACACGGCAAACGAACGGAAGCAGGATTTCAAAACACTCTGGTGGGGTCAGAAGTTGCGATGAAGCGCAAATTATTAAGAAAGGCGTTTAGAACGAACGAAGTAAAAACAAACGCCGGCGCTACGATCGGGAAATCTACGTCTGGACCCTTTAGACGTTCGTTTCATATGGGCGATGTTTTATCGAGACAAAATCAATCGTGTGGGGGTGGAAATCAGGTCAACGGAACCCATGTAAACCGAACCAAATTAGGCGGAAGTTTAAGCCAAGACTCGTGTAATGTAACCACCTTAGGCGTCACGCCCTTAGAAGTCCCTCTGGAAGGTGGCAATCAAAAGTATGTGTCTGATTCTTCTATGTATACTAGATTCAAACATCTTGAAAGTGTAAACTTAAATTACAACGATACAACCTTTGGTGGCAGTGATAACCATAGCGTATATACAACTCTAAATCGTGTTAGAAAATAAAATTATATATAAATGACTACGCCCAACGAAGGGATTAAAATTAGTACAATTTCCGCTACACCCAACGAAGGGACCTTAAAATTATTTAAAAGTTTACTCGATAAAATGAGTTGTTTTAATTTTTTTTCTGTCATGAAAGCCGTGTTTGACGAATTCATATTTTCAATTCATATTCTCGATAATATATTTTTAATACAAAGTTTATATGCGAGAAATATATATATACATTGGAAAGAAACTGACATGCGTTCCCTTCTAGGAGACGTATGCATGTCTATAGCCGGAGAACAATGTTTCGTAAAAAATGGTCACATAGTTGTAGATACACCTGATAAATTTTCAGCCTATAAAGATATAAAGGTATACCCCATTCCGCCCATTATAACTAAAAAAGATATAGATATTTTATACAAATATAAGTTAGAATCCTTTATAAATTATGAATTTAAAGATGCTGAAACGGCTTTAAAATATTTGATTAACGGTTTGAATAATATAGATTTAGAATACGCAAAAACAATACTTGATTCTATTGACGAAAAGGCAATGGCGAATAAAAAAAATTCAAATCAAACGGTTCCAGATCCTATACGCTTGACGTATTATTCCGAGTGGGCGGATGTAAAGTCCTTTGTAGATTGTGGGGATGTTCATTTAGGCAAAGTAAAAGACGATGCCGTGCGAATAAATTGTAATATAAAAAGAAGTATGATGGACGAACATAAAATGCGCGCAATCACGGTCGGCATTGAAGTTGCCCCCAATGACGAAAAAAACAATCCACTCGTTGCCAACGGGATCAGTGCCGTCAATTCAGATAATGTATCCAATCCCCAATATGAACCCGATATATCGGCTTTATTCACCGCAATCAAAGAAAATGAAATATTTGAAAATAATTATATAAGAGCAGTAATACGTGATTTAAAGCTAAAAGAGATATTAGATATCACTATAAAGGAAAAGCTGGCATAATTTAAAAAGATTTAAAGATTAAGAAAATTATACCTATGGCAAATAAGAGAAGATATAATTTTTCAATAGAATCCATAGGGAGGTCTGAAAATCCTTCGGATACGTCTTTTAAAACATAGTCTTTATTGTAAGATAAATCGTCCAAATTATCACAATAGTCTATAGCTGTAAAACTATTCATCCATTGGCTCATACTTTTTGTCTCTAAATTAGGAAATAATTTATTCGCACTTATATATTCGTTTTCGCTATTTTTTAAGCGGTTACCAGAAGCATCGTATAAATAGATTTCGTCCATGTATATAGTCTATATTATTTATCAAAACAATAGGTTTTAACCTCTTTGAAGTATTGCTTTAACTCTTTTGTATAGCGGTTCTTTTCTTTTTTAAAGACTTCATTTTTCCCATTCTTTACATCATAAATACTAGATAAGGGGGGCTCATTCAACACGACGTCTTCGCATTGCATCGTTTCATTGTATTTTAAACATATATATAAAAGTATACCTACTAAAATCATTTCGAGAATCATATATATATATTTTCTTTTTTTAATATATGTCATTGGTATATACGTATCAGGTCACTTCCACAAATACAGCACCTGTCTATCATGAGGGTTATGTATACGGCAAACCAAGACCGCTATCACATTGGCGTAAACAATACGACGAGTCGTGTCGTCTTAAAACGGAGGTGTTCAAAAGCCCAGTGTGCGACGGTATAAAAATAGAGAATACGTGCGTCGGTGGGACAAACTCGATCAGACGAACCGGTACGACCAATTTAAATAAAAAATATTATGCGTCTACCCATCATTATTTACAATCGAGACAAAAAACCTATACTCAAAATTCTACCTTAGGCGAAAATATAAAAGAAAATACGTATACAAGCAATGGGTCGGATTGCGTGGTCTACAAGCCGAGCAACACGACGTTTAAAACGCAAGGAGGTGTATCGGCGTCGTTAAATACAGCAAAGCACCGCAACGACGCCATTACAAAAAATACGAATAGTTTTAGAGACCCGTATCTTTTAAGTGGCGCCAATTTTGGACTCCACGGCAACGCTCCCTATTTTTTAAAAAGTAAAGAAAATAAATGTACGTCATGCGACTAAAGATTCGTCAATAGGTAAATTATATTTTTTACATATTTTCATACACTTTATCAAATGTGTTCGTTTGATATGGTCTGTATTTTTCTTGTTTTGGTCTAGCATATACGACAATATATTTTGTATGTACTCGATTTGACATTGTCCCGTAATCGAATTGATATCTTTCATCTTATCCATAAAAATCAACGGTATATTTATGTTTAAAATGCTTCTTATATTTCGGGTGCTTACATCGTATTGGTCTATCATTTTACCAATGATCTCGTGAATATTTTGAACCATCCGAAACCGAATACATACAATGTATTTTTCGGAATTGGCGGGGCGACTGGTGAGCGGTTTGATGATGTAAATATCTTCGTATAAATAATTCAATAAAAATAATAACTCCACCGACAATGAACTAAACGTGTCAAATAGTTTTAATACAAATGACCCCCCTTTTTTTTGGATACACATGGCGAACACAATTTGGGCGAATATCAAATTCAGCGAACTCTCTTCTTGTTTATTAAAATCATTACTGAAATCTATACCACCGTCCCCTGTAACGAAATCGATACTATGCTTGTGTGCCGAATATATAGATTCTAAATTTTTCTTAGAATATAAATTACCTGTTTTGTCTTCTCCATATTCCAGTATTATATTTTTATGTAATTTCAAATAAATGTCGCCGTGTTTCCATTTCGGAATATCTTCTGCCATTAAGGTCATACCGTAATAGATGTCTTTGTCGTTGTTGCGATAATTGGACAAAGCTTCTATGAAACCGCCCGGACCTTCGGCTAAATGAAAACTCACCATGGAATCGGGAAAATAAAAAGAATAATGATATAAAATTTCTATCATTTTAAAATACGCGCGAGACAACGGCTTGTAACTGCACACCGCGGGTGTATACGCGTCGAACGGCGTATTGATATATTCGTATGGATTAAAATATTTTTTGTATTTATCCCATAAATATAGGCGATGGTCTATTTCGGTTTTGATAGAGTGACTATACTCTCGTAACGTAGTATTTATATAATTCAAAGGCTTTTCATAATTCAATTCTATATTTTTTGTCTCTATAACATAAATAATATCTGAAATAGAATAACTGGTCATAGTACAACTAAGGGTTTAATTCTATATAGATTTAGACGTTAACATAATTTTTTGTTTGCCTAGTCGTCGGGGCTTGTCTGTTTTAAAAAGAGTTTTTTCCACCTGTTCTTCTTTATACATATTCTTTTTAAATATCATTTCGCAGTCGACGTCGTATTCTTTCTTAAAGACAAATGCTTTATTCAAAAAGGAAATCTCTTTTTCGGCATCGCTCATTTTTAGACTGGGGTCTTTCTTGAAGTATACTTCAAACGAATCGTTTTTAACCAATTTAAACCCATACTCCGCCATCAATGGAATGAAATATCCAAACGACACTAAATATTCATCCTTTTCTGCGTTGATAGAATCTTGAAATACTCCGATTTTATTGCCTAGCGGATTTTGCTGTAAAACGAGTCCGTCGCTGTATTTCTTTCGGATATGCCCTATTTTGGTCGTAGAGACATAAAATTCTATACATTCGTTTTCCTTTATATCTTTTAATTTTTCCAACACCAGTTGTCCATCGTAACACGTGCCTATTAAATGTCCGTTTACCTGTATGGTTTTACAACAATTGACAATAAAGGTGTTTAGGGTTAACTCGCTTTCAAACATATAATGCAAGGCGAATTGTATAGACCCCAATTGGAAGCCTTTCGCCGCAAGTCCAAACGCCGGCATATTTGAAAATGAGCTGCGTTTAATACCCAACACGTGGTCCATGACTTCGGCGCTTGTTTTGTTTTGTTCCGCGAATTCGTTGTGTAATATTTTTTTAGACGTATTCCCTTCGATGAAAATATAATTTTGTTTTAGTTTGGATATCTTATTAAATTGTAAATAACGCATACAAGCGCCGTCTTTCGTATTATGAATATTATCTTTCGATATATCTATACCCAATACAAACGGCGATTTGAGGTCCGCCCATTTGTATAAATCACCGGCTTTTCCCACCGCGTAATCTATGATCGTGCAAGGCGCGTGACAATAGTCTTTATACAATTGGTTTTTAACATGTTTGTTGTGGAAACTACGCATTTGTTTGGTCTTATTTTTGTTTAACCCTTGTTTCGTATAATAGACATCGTCTGGTTGCTCATATTCTACAGGCACATTCGGGTCTGTAAGCATCTCGCGTGTTACAGGGTTATGAATACTATTCCAGTTGCTATTGGCGGTATGTATGTTGTTGCCTTTTGTTTTGTCATAGCGGATGCGCAACGGCACCCAACACAACCGCCTGTCTTCATTTTTTTCATATTTAAATTCTACTACATTGTTATTGTAAAGGACGTCTCGGACACCCTTTTCGCTTCCTTCTTCCACGTATATGTTCCCGTTTTCTTCTAACAAAATATACGCTTTGTAGGCGTCTTTGTCGTATGGATTTGTCGGGACAAACAAGGTCGTATCGGTCAGCGACTTGGACGGCTTCACTCCATTCAACAAGGCGTCTTGCGGGTTGATGATTTCGTCCGCGCCATAATTACCAACGTATAAATAAAGGATTTGATATTTAAGCGCTTTCTTTTCGTGAAAGATCATTTCGGTCAATAGGTCGCCTTTGTCGTTGGTTGGAAATCGTACTAAAAAGTCAATCGTATTGAACTCAGGCGGTTTCCACTTAAAACTGTGTTTCCATGCGTATTTTTTATTTTTAACCGCATCGTCCGGTCGTTCCATACCCACGCCTAAAATGGACGACGAAAAAATAATCCCGTCGGTATTGTATTTATAATGTTCGGATCCAATCGTATCCAGCAATATCCCGCATTGTAAATATAAATCATTCTTTTCATCTATAAAATAAAATTCTTTCGTGACAAACCGAATACTGTTATAAAAACGATCTTTCGGCGAATTCTGGTTGATGCTTTTCATAATTGTTTGTAACAAAGGATAACGGTCTTTAAATCCACGGGCGCGTACGTCGGTCACTTTGTCTCCCTTTTTATAAAAGTAAATGTCAAACGCCGCAAACAAGTCAATCCGTTCATGTTGCTTATCGTATCGGATATATTCTCCGTCTATCAAGGTTTCTTTCAACGAATCGTCCGTCAATTCTCGCCCCGTATATTGGACGTTGATGGGGTTGGTGTTGGTGATAAAATATAGTTTACCTTCTTTTGAAATATACAATAACTTTCTTAATCCGTCTGCTTTGTCTGTGAGACAAAAGTCCTTTTTTATACACGGATAAAAATCCGTGTTTAAGTTTTGAGTTTGTAACGTATAAGAACTGGGTCCAATAAACGGAATATACTTTGATTGGGTAAACAATCCTTTGTATTCATTCAAAATCGTAGTTTTTATCTGTTCAGAAATAGGAAAAGAGGTATCGTCTTTCCCGCATAAAATATATTTGATTACTTTCTTAATATCTTCTGCCAACGGCGTGATCGGTTGAACGACATTTGAATGTTCGGTGGTTTCTACTTCGATTTCATATATCTCCGCTTCTTCAAAGACGCCCGAATTTTTAAAATGAAGGGCGTTATGTTTCATTTTTACGATGCTCATATCGACGACCATACCGGGCATAGATGGATTATGTAGAGTAAGACGCGTCATCAATCGGAAGGTTTTCTTGGTGGTCTTCCATTTAGAATATACTTCTTCTATGGTCGTTTTGCTGACCGGTAATTCTTTACATATATTTATCGTCATATTGTAATCCGTCTCTTTCTTATACAAGTTTTCTTTCTTGATATGGACGGTGGATTCTGGTAAAATATTATTATCACATAAAGCTTTGATGTTAGACAACCCTTCTATTTCAGACCTTATATTATGTAAGATATCGTTAGGTTTAGAAAACGTGGATTTTAACAGATGTTTTTCTGCGGTGCGTTGAAACCCGTAATGCAATAATTGATTATAGATACGCTCAAAATCGCTTTTATTGGTCGTAGACAACCGGAATTCTAATTCCAATGGTTGGTGCGAAGTGACTAGCTCGTTAAATTTTTTTAAACTTTCGACTACGCTCATATATATATCTTATATACATTATTAAATCAATTTTAAATGTTTAAAATAATCTTGAACGCTTTCGTAAAAATCGGATTTCTTTTTTCCGTCTAGGTTCATATATTGTGTCATTTGTTTTAAATCCTCCAATTTATAATAACTGATACTTTTCAAGGGCTTGAATAGATCGGTGATCTTGAATTTGTTGGCGTCCATTGTATCCGTCCATTGATACGTATGAGACAAATAATAAATAGGCTTACTTTCATCTACGAAACATTCATAATAACAATGTTCCGCATACCATACAATATTCATACACCATACTTCACACAACGCCGGTAAACAATGTAAGGGGATGCACGGACTCTGTAAATCTTCTAAAATTTTATCTTTGTGTTTCATTTTAAATGGCTCTAACTTTTCAATGACGTGGATTTTTTCGAGGGTTTCGTTGTATTTATCCGACCAAGATTGTTTATGATAAACCGTATAAAATAGTTTATCATAGACTTTTTCGGGCTCTTTGGCGCGCCTTTTTACATCTAAAATGGTAAAGTGTGGATTATAATAATGGCGTTCGTGTAACATAAAAAAATACATTTTATATGTTTAAATCTTTTTTAATTTCATTCATTTTAATTTCCCCTTCGTGTATATCTTTTTCTTTTTTTTCAATGTATTGGATATAATCTTCTATTTTTTGAATGGTATAAGGAGACAACGTTTCCATTTTTACAAACGTGCCGTTGTGGTTTTCGTTGTAAAGGGCGTCGTTGTCTTGAACGATCAGGTCTAAAATACATAGTTGTTCGTCTTTATTATACGCCTCGATTCTTTTTACCATAGAAACTAGTGACATATCTATGTATGTGTGTCGTATTTAAATAATTTCGGCAATTATACTAATGAATGTATCGTTTAATTCAAACCGATGACCCAGCACTTTCACTTTTATGGCATCTCCTTCTTTGTATTTATCCATTTCTAATTGAGAATTGTGTTCGCTACTGATAAATATATTCATAGGGTTATCGTCTTCTTGGATAATACAACGAATGCCGATTTTATTTATATTTTTAACGAGACAAGATAATTCCATGTCTTCGTAAGGCATACAACAATCCACTTCATAGACCACCGTAAACTCTACATCTGACCCTTGTAACAACCCGGACGAATATTGAATCACCCTGGACGATCCGTTCCGAATATATCCCTCATTGCGACATTTGCCTTCGATATAGGTTTCTAGGTAGGATTTAAAGTAACTTTCCATGTCTTTGCCGATTTTGGTAAAGGAGACTTTAATCTTTTCCGTAATAAATTGCTTTTGAAATAGGTCTTCCATATTATAGTTATTATATATATTATTAATCAATTTTTAATTAATACCTAAATTCCGGTATGCCTTGGTTAAAAATGTAATCCACCCTATTTCAATCGTATAACAGCCTATGCGCCTATTTTTTCATATTTATAATAAAAATATTTTGTCTCTGGATTTGTTTTTTCTAAATGCCGAAGCCATAGTTCTAAACACAATTCCAATACGCCCTTATTTTCTTTCATATAAAAAGAAGGATCATTCGTCAGTCGTTTCAGTAAGGTGTTGATTTCTTCGCCTGGTACTTTTCGTGTGCCTTTTTGCTTGGGCTTGTAATCAAACGATATTTTCTGAATGCGTTTATTTTGCCCGGTCAATTTGACAAACCCATAGATATTTGAGACATTGGGCTTTTCTTTTGGCGAAAGGGGATCCGTTTCTTCCCATTTATTTTTTTTCAAAGCATAATATTGACTGGTTCGCTGTAAAGACGTTTCGTCTAAAAGAGGTATTTTATCTTGGACGACGAAGGTATCGTAGAGGACCTTACGTATCTCTTGGTTTGATTCATTTAAAACAAACAATTGGTCTGATACAGGCAAGCTTTCAAAGTGTTTTTCAATGAGAAGGTCTTTTAAGAAGCGTTCGTCTTTGAAACGACTCAAAAATATATTGGTCTCGTCTTTTTTTATCTTTTTATAGGTTGCAGTCGCCCGTATTTTTGCGAGGTCTTGGTCGATGCGTTCTTTAAACTCTTTCAAGGGGTCGGTAGGCGTAATGTGTATTTCTTCCATATCAAAAGTGTTTTCGTATAAAAGTGGGTTCATGCGTTCTTCTGTGCTTATATAATCATAGTCGCTTATGTAAGGCTGAAACAACAATAAATCGTGAATCTTTATAATTTTACCGCGCTCTTCGTATTTGTCGTAAACGTCTTCGCTCATTAATTTTTCGATCGCATATTCGAACTCTTCGTCTTTCATAAATGGATATAGATTTAACATTTCATATTTAAGTGTATCGTAGGTATACACATATCGGTCTTTGAAGTATAGCTTCAATTGTTGAGGCATTTGGTCGTTCATAATATGCGTATAACTATACGTAGAATTATCCATGATAGTATCTTTCTGGTCGCATTGACACCTATATTCACAGGTTTCTTGGTAATCGCAAATATTTGTATAGGGTTTGTCTTTAATCTCGTACATTATTTCGTCGCCTTCGCTTGTAATTAAGGCGACCGAGCCGTCTACCTTGGCAAAATCTTTTTGGGATTCATTCAATAAACAATCCACGGATATTTCTTTTAAAATACGAGACACTTTTCCTATGATGGTATTTTTTCGTTCACATAGTCTATATAGATACATATCTAGTGGTTCTATGTCTTCGTCCAACCGACAAGAATGTAAAAACACCTGAACGTTTTTATGCGTATCGGGCAATTCTTTGTGACTACAATTTCTTCGCGCGCGTCCGATGACTTGTTCTATACGATTCATATTATACCAAGGTTCTAATATATGTACTTGTCTTACATTTTTTAAGTCAATCCCCTCTGTCCCGGTTTGAGACACGATGACAACTTTTACCCTTTCTCCGTTCGTATTATGGTTCGTCAACGCCTCTATGTCTTCGTCTATATCGGGGCTCAATTCTTTGTTGCCACATATAATGGAATAACTATATTTTCCTTTTTTATTTTGGATTAAGTTTTGAGTTTTGGAACCGAACCGCTTATATCCTAATTCTTCGAGACATAATGCCATCGGTAATACGCCATAGTAAATCCATTGGGAATAGATTAATATAATCCCGTCCGCTTTTTCTAGCTTGTCTAGAATAGATTTCATTTTTATACTGTAATGGGCGAGGTTGTCTTTTTGAAATAGTTTGTGTTCAGGGTCTTTATATTCAAACGAATGATATACTTTAGGGCTTCCAGACAACTTATAATTCATAGGGATTACCTCTATACCCGATTGTTCGTCCGATTCGCCGTAATAAATATTTAAACATTGTAAGGGGATTAAAATTTCGCTGTAATTCAATCCGTCTATAGACGCAGATTGACCTTTATATTTTTTTTGAACAAGCGTCGCGATTTTTTCTATATACGCGTCTTTTTGAGCCCCTTCTACCTCCGACAGATATAAATCCAAATGTTCTATTTTATCTGTAAGATCCATCCCATTGTACATTTTATTCGGGTAAGGTATCGTTAAAAGAGAACGATTTGGTTCGAATAACTTGGGCTGAATTAAATGCGGAAAGGTATAAGGATTTTCTCCCCGCACATAGGATATGTAGCCATTCGCCATCGCAATCAACTTCTCTTTGCCGTCTGCACGGAACTCCCCGTTTTTTTTAAACAGGTCGGATTTATTTATTTTATTATTCTTATCGTTTAAGTTCAATATATTCAACATAAAAACGATTTCTTCGTGTCCGTTAAACATGGGCGTACCGGTTAAAAAAATAAGTTTCATATATTTTACATGGGTCACCAAATATTCCAAATGGCGGGCGACCTTTTGCATATCATTTTGTTCGTTGCCTTCTTTCGTGGTTCTTATATTATGAATTTCGTCTATCACGATCATGCGGTCTTGAAATTCTCGTTTTAAAGCTTCTTTGTTATGGGTATCGATTAAGTTTGAAAATTCAATATACCCCATAAAGACATAATATTTTTTAATTAGTTTATGTATCTTTTTTATAATTTGGGATTTATCCAATTCGTTTACATGAGACAAACCGATTTCTTCTAACAAAGACGACCCTAAACATCCATGTATGACCCACTGATTTTTTACCTTTTCTAATTTGTGTTTATCGAATAATTGTAATTTAAAATTGGACTGAACATTAGAAGAGGCAACGATTATAATGGGTTTGAAATTCTTGTGATATTTTATATATTTTCGCGTTTCTTCGGTGATCCCTATTGCCGAACACGTTTTACCACTCCCTAATCCGTGATACAATAATAACCCATTATAATAACTATTGTAAGAAATAAACCTTTTTACAAATTCTTGGTGCGGGGCAAGCGTAAAAAAATTATGTTCACACGTTTTTTCACTGGAATCGTATTTGTAATCGAATTCTTTTTTACCTGCGATTTTATTTTGGAAATATAAATCCGTAGTAGAAGGGTAGGTTGTCATTACACTACTATAAGAAAATACTGAACGACTCTATTTTTTTTAAGGCATCCAAACAAGCCAATTGCTCGGCTTTCTTCTTGATTTTATGGACGCCCGTACCAAAATGTATATTAGTATTGGGTTTAATGTTATCAAGCGTTTTAATGCGTTCAAACCGTACACTCGTCGTGTCTTTTGGATTTAAGCACAAATATACACCCATTGTATATCGCAATTCCTCGTCTTGATGAATGATTTTATATTCAGGGGTACACTTGAATTCTTTTTGTATTTTGACTTGAAAAATGTTTTTATAATTGTCGTCGTTTTCCAAAATCTCCGTCCAATCTACTAATTGGTTAAAGACATTTTCTATAAACAATTGACAATATTGAATACCATTACCCATTAAAAATAAGTCATCTTGTGTCTCGTTGGTGTCTAAGAATAGCGCCCCCAAGAAAGATTCAAACAAACATCCTAATTTCTTATAATTACATCGATTCTTTTTTTCTTCGCTTTGTTTGGATAACAACAACCACTTATGTAATCCTAGTTTATACGCCAACTTTCCAATATGGTCATTTTTAACTAGATTAATCTTTTTCTCCGTCATAAATCCTTCGTCGGCGTCAGGAAACCTCTTATATAAATAATATTTCGTAATCATTTCCAATATGCCGTCCCCGATAAATTCCAGTCGCTCGTTGGAAGATTGTTTTAACTCTAAACAATTGAACGGACAAGAAGAATACGACATATTAGGTTGTTTTATATAAGAACTGTTCGCAAACGCCCTTTCCCAAATCTCCATATTTTTTACCTTATGATTAATGTGGTACGTGCGTAAAATCGTTTCTATATCGCCTTTTTTAATTTTAAAATTTTTTTCATTATACGGATTGGAAAGATCGTCCATTGTATATTTATACATCAATTATTTAAATAAAATATTATATATATATATATGCCTTACATCGCCAGAATACAATCTAGAGTAAACCATACCGACGCTTGTTCGTCAGGCGATAAAGAAGCCGGTCTAGTCAACGGTTGGGAACACGCCAGAATCCCTAGTAATATTTTAAAAAGTAAAACCCCTACAGGATTAGAATTTTCTATGACGGGTAAATCCAACCTCCAATGTTGCTCTAGCAATCAAACGGGTTGCCGTCCTTATGTAAACCCCCGCGGTCGCAATAATACCGCGATGTAATTTAAAGATAATGTAATACTCTATATATGAGTTCCGTCTGTATCGATTGCCGTGAAACAGAACTTGTGCAACAGGTGTCTCTTTTATTAGGTCCCGACGTTTTAAAGATAGAACCGTTACATTTAGGGGATATATTGATTTCAGATAAACTAATCATTGAACGAAAAAAATGGTCGGATTTAGCTTGTAGTATAATGGACGGACGGTATAAAGAACAAAGTCACCGATTACTACAAGCTAAATCAGAAGGATATAAAATATATTATTTTTTAGAAGGAAATTTAGACCTATATAAGCCCTATGGTATTTCAAAAGACGCCCTCCGAAGTTGTGTCTATAGTTTAACCTATGAAAAAGAGTTCTTTGTTATTTTGACAAAATCCACCAAAGAAAGCGCGGAGTATATAGTGAAGTTTTATGAAAAAATAAATAAAGAAAAGCGAGCCGTTATGCCGCATAGCATTTTAACCAAAAAGAAAAATGACCAAATAAACAAAGAGAATATTAGCGAATATATGCTGGGTCAAATACCTGGCATAAGCACAACAATATCCCGTCTACTTTTGGACAAATATAAAAGTATTGGTCATATTTTTGCTGAATTAGAAAATCCAATGTTGTTTGAGGAGTTTACCTATATAAAAGACGACAAACCAAAAACCTTAAATAAAAACACCATCGTCTCGTTAAATCACTTTCTGCGTAAATAATCGTGTGGCTCTATAGTTTGACTATTTGGATATAAAATAATCTTATCACTTCCGACGCCAGGTGTTTGGTTGTAGGGATCCATGCCGGGCAAAAAATTCTGATTAAAGGGTTGGTTGTCTCTAGACGCGTCTTGGGGAATTGTAGGCATACTATGATTTAAAGAGCCCATGGGTATGTCTGTAGCGAAACTGGGTTTAATTTCATACATTTCTTGACCCTGTGTATCAAATACCTTTTCCAAATGTAATATAGGACAGTCTAATTTATTCTTTTTTTGCCATCTTACGTATTCTTTATAATCTTCTAAATCATTTAACATAATAGGATTTACACCGGCAATTTTAGCCATCTTTGGATTGTAAACCATAATATGCTCGCCGTTTTTTATCATAGTAGTAGGACACTGCCCGCTTACAAAGGATTCTTGCTTCATCACATCATTCGTAATAAATAAAATACCCAGTATAAAAACGAATAAAATAAATATAAGCGTCTTTTTCATAATATTATATAGTTATATTATAATGAAAGTAGTAAAAATAAATAGTGACGAACAATTTAAGAATGAAATGCAAGGAAATTGTCTTATTTTATTTTTTCATACCAGTTGTCCGCATTGCCACGATTTAAAACCGATATGGTCAAAAGCGAAAGAAAACAATGCCAATCGGAATATGAAAGTATTGGAAGTCGGCGAACAAGCGTTTTCTAAAATAAACCACCCACTGATAAGCAACATTCAAGGATTTCCTTCTATCATACGTACGCAAAATGGTGAGATGGTCGAAAGTATAAAATTCCCGATGAATGAAGAAAATGTAAATAATTTTGTAAAAAATACGCCCAACAATTCGACAAATGATCCCAATGCTTCGCTTCATGAGTCGCCTATAATATCCAATGGTTCGTTTAATGAGTTGCGTAACGCTTTGAATAAATCCAAGAGTAAAGTTTCGAGTAAATCCAAGAGTAAATCCAAGCGTAAATCCAATAGTAAACCCAAGAGTAAATCCAAGCGTAAAGGCAAACCTAAAGGAAAACCTAAGGGCAAACGTTAGTCTACTCATGAATATGCTCGAATATAGCCCAAAGGATGATGTCAGCGGCATTCGGATTCGGACTACGTAACATATTCAAAAAATCCCTCCTCTGTGTGCGTTTGGCGGTTTTACCATCCTTCGGGCTCTTTAAAATTTCATCCAATTCGTGTAAAAAAACGTCTGTGCTATAATAACCTCGAGGCGTCTTTTCTAAGAGCCAAACTTTTTCATAGGCTCGTTGTTTATAAGGGAAAATAGGTGTATCTTTAGATGCGATCACTAAATCAATACCTTCTCCAAATACTAGTTCCCCACCCAGTCCAACGATATGGATTTGTTGTTTTATTCTATGTAAAGATATGCGTAACTCTTCTATATCGGAACACGTTTGTCTCAATCCATCTAAAACCATTCCTCTTAATTTACTCGTATCTAAACTACTTGAATTATTATAAGTTCTTCCCTTCGCCAGTCCCCCGGTTCTAAATGGAAACAATTGGTTAGGCGTGTTCATTATAGTACGGAGCAATTGTCCCGTTATTTGAATCACGGATTTCATAGGCACACTTTTCCAATTCATATAGTTTTTATTTAATGTAAGAAATACAAAATCCATATCGCTTAAAGAGCTTAAAATAGAACGAATCAACTCCTGACTTTCTCTTATTTTACATATAAATGTACGTAATTTTTCTATTTCTAATTTTGCTTGTATTTTTTCCCATATCGCGCGTAAGTTGGTAAGACGTTCACTATCAATTCTGCGTACAAAATCATCGTCTCTATCCGTCGGGCAATCAATTAGACTGTCTAACCAATCTAATACTCCCGCTAAAAGAAAAAAAACATTACCTCCGCTCACAAGAAATTGGTCGCTTGTTTTTTTCTGGTCCCATGCGAAGTTATCATTTATGATGTGAACCGCGTGCTTTAATAGTCCAATTAAATTTTCTAAATATTGAAAAGGATGAACCTGCTGCGGAACATGCGTCGGGCGTGGCTGCGGACCTGTCGGAACCGGTGGATCCGTCGGTGGATCCGTCGGTGGAACAAAATTTTTTACAGCATAGGCAATCGCAAGTTGTGTGCCCACGGACACGCGCATTTTTTTTTTAAAGTTGTTAATTATATTATCAATTACGTTTGTTGTCATATGTGGATAACGGGCGGGAACAAGATCCATTCGTTCGCGTACAATCGTTGCAGCCACTACATCGCCGATGTTTAACATTTGGAATGGAAGAGTACGGGAGCCCATCGTTTGTAGGGTAGGTTGTCTTACCAATTCTATTTCATAGTCAGTCACCATTTTATAAAACTCGACGTCTATGTTTTCCCATTTTTTAATTAAATGCGAAATTTTTGTATCCATATTTTGTTGGTCGGGCTGTTGGGCAGCCTGTTGGTCGGGCTGTTGGGCAGCCTGTTGGGCGGGCGGTTGGGCGGGTTCTGTTGGCGGTTTTTCGAAAACAATCAGTTCTTCTTCTAATGAAAGACTATCCTTTGTCTCTATTTTTGTATCGTAATCAGGTTGTGCTTCAATCGCCGCAGGTATATATGTCAGGTTCCACGACTGCGTACCGAATATATTGTTCAAACCCTTCGCCAGTCTATCGGTTGTATTTATCAAAACTAATTCGGACGTATTCACGTTTAAATCTAGTTCATTGAAATGCTTTATCAGTACATCGAGATCCGGCGCACTAGCCGCACTAGCCGCACTAGCCGCACTAGCCGCACTAACCTCACTAGCCACCAGATTAGCCGCGTCAACAGCCCGGTCTGCCGCCAAAACTGCTTCATTATATTTACGTCGTAAGGGTCTTATTCGTGTTAAAAACTGAATAACGGTCGCGACACTTGAAAATGTAAACCCACCCGTTTGTCGCAATTTTTTCCATGTTTTAGTGACATGTCTTTTTCGTCTTATTTTTCTCGTCATTATATTATATTATAAATATATAATGTCGGTGATTTACGATATATTATCAGAATACATAATGAATCATAAACTTGTATTTATACTTTACTTAGCCTTAACCTTGGCGATTAACTTTATCACGACCATAGTATTGCCTCGGGTCATCTCTTTATTTGTGGAATCTTCTATGAATAAGAAAGAGGTGTTTGGCGAACATCTACAACATTTGTGGGCTCCTAAGAGTAAAATGGATGTATTGTATAGTTTAGGTGGTTTATTTGCCCTAAGCGTAGGCTTACATTCTTTTAAAGACTATATTGAATCCATTCATATTATTACGGGGATCACAAATTATTTCAAAAAAACTATGTTGACCAAAATATTTGAGAAATATAGTAAAAATTTTAAAGAAATTCCCGAATCTTCTATTCTGTGGGTAGCAAATAATTCGTTCTCTACCGTAAAAATGTTTATATTTTATAGTTTCTCAAAGGCTATACCTTATTTACTTACCTTTATGCTGGTAAGCGCGTATTTATACACTCTAAGCCAATCTATTTTATATATTTTTATAACACATGTGGGGTTGATTGCGTTTGTATTGTGGATGAATCACCGTATATTTTTAAATCAAAATATAAAAGTCGAAGGAAAAGTTTTAAATAACATGAGTTTTATTCAAGATAAAGTAAAAAATTTAATGAATATTATTTTTGATAATTTGATACAAAAAGAAGTCAAGGAGATAAACGATAAAGAAGAAGAATTAAAACATTATTTATCGGACTCGTACACAAGTCATAATTATACAGTGTTATGGATAAATATTATATCGTATGTGTCGTTATTTATTATATTCTATAGGCTCATGTATAAAGAGGGAATACTATATAGTACCATTTTGATATTGTTGTTATACAAAGGCATTCAAGACGACTTTGTTAGAGAAACCTTAAATCAATATTATGCGATGTCTAAATTCATTAAAATGAATGAAATCGTTCGCTCCATAGATGAAACAAAAGAATGTCAACCGATACGAGCCTTTTATAGCATAAAACTCAACAACGTCAGCTACAAATACGACAAAACGTCTGACTATATTTTGAAAAATGTAAATATACATTTTGAACCCAAAAAAATAAATGTAATGACTGGAAAATCCGGTTCGGGAAAAACGACTATTATGAAATTAATTGTGAAATTATACAAACCCGCAAAAGGTTCTATCCAATACGACGAATTAAATGCGGAAGATATATGCGAGACAAATGTGCGCGATAATATTTATTATGTAAATCAGCGGACTATATTATTTGAAGAAAGTGTATTATACAATTTACAATACGGAAACCAAGCCTCCAAAGAAGAAGTCGTTCAGTTATTAGAAAAATACGATTTATTGGACTATTATACTCCATTAGAATTTGGTATTGATTCAAATAGTGGTGTAAACGGGTCGCATTTATCGTTGGGTATGCAAAAAATAATTATGGTGGTTCGGGGCATTTTAAAACCAAATAAACACGTCCTTATACTAGACGAGCCCCTCACCAGTTTAGACAAAGAGTCAAGAATAAAAATCGTAAAACTAATCGTAGAAGAGACCAAAGGTAAAACCGTCATCGTCATAAGCCACGACCCCGAAATATTGCCTTTCGCGGATCATATTGTTCGGTTACAACGAGATACATAAATTACCACTTGGTTTTGTTGACGCTTATTTTAGGACCTTTTTTAGATTTATGTTCTCCTGGGTTATATTGTTCTTCTTCGTCTGACCCCAAGTTTTTAGACAATTCCCAAAACTCTTTGGACCCCAGTTTAAAGTCGCGGTGGTGTTCCGCCATATACCAGAAGATTTGGTCTTGTAGTTGATTGGATTTCACGTTGTTGTCTATGACTAAACATTCATAATTTTCTGTACATTGGTCCATCACTTGGCAAAACGATTCAAAGGTCGGAAACATACCCGCATAATTTTCATAAATTCTTTTACGATTGGCGATGTAAGGCTCGCGCAATATAAATACATAATCAATATTGGTCCGCAACGTGGGGGGGATACCGAGTGGGTATTGCATAGTAATAATAAGCATCACCTTCCAATGCCGTCCATTCATAAACAATAAACGCATCATTTTATCCCTTGCCCACCCGTTGTCGTATAAACAATCGTCTAATATAACAAACGTACGAGCATCAATAGAACTTTTTTTATATATTTCTATTTGCTTGTTCACTTGCTTAATGACCGCTTTTTGTCTCTTCAAAATATTTTCGATGATGCCAGTGTTATACTCGTCGTGTATAAATAATTTAGGCACATGTGCCGAATAAAAACCATTACCGGCTTCCGTCCCAGAAATCACGGTGCCAATAGGTATGTCAACGTGGTGAAATAACAAATCACGCACCAAGAAACTTTTACCCGTGTCTCTCCTACCAATCAATACGATGACAGGACCCTTGCTTTCGTCTTTTAAAAAGGTAATACGCTTCATGTCAAATTTTTTTAAATTAAGCGTCATATAGTATAATAATATATGTTTATACGAATTAAGACGCGATTAGTTTAAAACAACTCATAATTTTATTCCTTCATATAAATGAATAAAACCCTCTACAATCCTATTTTTGATTTGTTTCATATTCCGTATATTTCCCGTGTAGATACGTATAACGAACCACTCGATTATAACCATTATTCGTTGACGATAGAAGGCAAAGAAACGCAATGTTTTATGAAAACGATTCTTCTTGTAGATTATATTAAATTGTTAATAGGAAAATATAAGCATTATGATGTATGTATTTTACCTTCTAAAGACAAAAAGGCGACCAATATTTACGAAGAATATATACATTCCATTCACAATTATGCTTATGTCGATAATTTTTTTTATATCCTATCCAATCGTTTAAATTGTCATGGATACAAACACGGCATCGAAGTGTACGATAGCTTCATCAGTATGAAAGACAATTGTGAGATTAATATTGTGGATGATTTTGAATATTTATGCGATTCAAATTATTTTAATGAACATTTAAATAAAAAGTTTCATTTTAAAGACAATCAAATTCATTCTTTATTTTCCAATTTAAAAAAGCCTCCCATTTCGTGGGACGAGATAGAGTGCGACATCGTGTTTGATACGCTGGACGAGCCCGCCGAGCAAGGCGAGCCTATCGACGAGCCAGACGAGCCTGTCGACGAGCCAGACGAGCCTGTCGACGAGCCAGACGAGCCTGTCGACGAGCCAACTGAGACAGACGAGCAACACGTCGTGCATTCGAGCGATACATCGAGCAATACATCAAGTGATACGTCGAGTGATACGTCGAGTGATACGTCTAGTCGCGACTCCAGCGACGAAGGGGACGATTCTGTTTCCAGTAGCGAAAATAGTTTTATGGACGAACTCATATTGGTTATAAACCGAATGCCTACTCAAAATATATTACTCGAGAAATGTGTGGACACATTGGATAGCTTATTTGAACACGACAAAATCAATGTAGAAGAATTGACGAGCGCGATGTTCCAAACGATCGTTATGTTATATTTATATCAGAACCTTTTCCAATTTACACACAATGATTTACATACGAATAATATTATGTTTGTGGAGACAAAAGAAGAGTTTCTATATTATAAAATAAAAAATCAATATTATAAAGTACCTACGTACGGGAAGATATATAAATTAATTGATTTTGGGCGCGCCATTTATACTTATAAAAATACCCGTTTATGTAGCGACAGCTTTTCACCGAATGGAACAGCACACGGGCAATATAACTGCGAACCCTTTATGAATGTAAAGAAACCTCTCATAGAACCAAATTATAGTTTTGATTTGTGTCGGTTGGCGTGTTCTATGTTTGATTTTATCATTGAGAATCTAGACGATATGGACGTGTTTCGTAAAATACCCTTATACGACATGATCATAAGCTGGATATACGACGATTCGGGCATAAATGTATTGTATAAGAAGAATGGCGACGAAAGATATCCAGATTTTAAGTTATATAAAATGATTGCCCGCAATGTAAATCAACATATTCCTGAAAAACAATTTGACCATAAGTGTTTCCAAAATTATAAAACAGACACGTCAGAGCACTATATGGATCTGGATGCCTTGATTAAAACGAAGGATCTCCTGTAAATATCTCTGTATTGGTAAGGTTTACTTTTACATAGTAATCCTTTATAAAAAGGGACGCCAACACAATGCAAAATAAATAAAAGGATTCTTTAAAAAATAATTTATTTTGGTCTTTTATGGGACACTCCCTATACATAAATTGCTTCATTATAAAAAAAACAACGGATATAATCAACGAAATATAAATATGCTCATAGTCTATCATTAAAAGAATAATAGGTTTTAAATATTATTCTTTTACGAAATTAAAATAATTCTTCCACGCCTAAATCAATGATATCATTTTCCAGATTGACCACGCCTAAATCCATATCATTTTCCAGATTGACACCTAAATCCAAGTGATTCTCTTCTAATTCGATGATGTCTCCCATAAAATCGCATTTGTCTATATCTTCACTAAACGATATTTTATTTGTTTTTTCGGGTAAAGGTTCCATCACAGGCGTCGGGACATGCGTTGGGACAGGCGTCGGGACAGGCGGGACAGGCACTTGGAATGGTTCTAAAACAGGTGATTGTACAGGCGGGACAGGAACGCTGAATACCGATTCTTGTACGGGTTTATCTATTTCCACTTTATATACGTCGACTTCTTGCGTTTCGTCGATGTATTGTCTCAAAAGTTGTTCGACCGGCAATTGCTCGCGTACTGTATCCATAATACATAGTTGGACCAACGATTCAAATTTGTGATTCCTTTTTTGTTGCTCTAAAGGAGAAATATCCAGCTCAAATAAATAAATGTTGGAATACAATTTACGGGAAATATTAATATAAATTTTATGTAAAAATAAGCTTAAATCTGGTATGTCTATATTTATTTTTTTATTTTCATTGCCTACACGCACACAACTTAAAATTTTGAGCTGAATAATGTGAACGCAAGTGACCAAATCTTCTAAATAAGAGCACTTAGATTTCATCATAATACGGGCTTTTTCATTTTCGATGATCGTTTGATTCCAGTTCGGTACGCGGGATAATAGATTTTGATACGTCATTAAATATTTACTGGGCTCGTCGTTGGTTTGACACAGGGTCATGGATTCATTAAAAATAGAGCGAAATCCTTCTATGATGGGTGGCGTAATAAGAGAAATCAACGATACACACCATAAATTTGTAGATTCATTTAATTTATTAGGGGTATAGTCATCCATAAAAAATAAATATATTTATAATTCTTTATTATTACGAAAGAGACAGACTAAATACAATAAAATAAATCGTTCGTTTTTTAATTGCTTACACAACGTTTTGTATTGGAAACGCAACGCATCGTAATGCGTCACTTTATGTTTTAGCCATACGACGAGTTGTTCCCCATAAATACCTTTGCCGTATAACTCTTCCACCGCGTCTATTGCGCGGATGTCTTTGGTCATTACGTGTTTGATTTGATTGTATGGTATATTTATTTTTACAACAGGATTGTCGGGGACATAAATTTGAATAAATCTAGAGCGTATGGGTTGTAATAATTTATCTTTGTGTTTGGTTAAAATAAAAAAGCGGGTCGAACGACTATACATTTCGATGCTTCGTCTTAAAGAATATTGTGCGTCGACCGTCAAATATTCGGCATCGTATAAAATAACACTCTTAAATAAAATAAGCGGAGACAATTGTTGCTTGGAAAATAATTTTATGTCTTCGCGTATATTTTTTATACCTTTACATGTTCCACAATACAACGTCATTATATATTTGGACTGCGTCCCGGTTGGATAATAAGCTTCTAATGCCTTTAAAATAGAATAGTCTGTATTCCCGTAAAATAATATATGAGGGACATGTTGACCAAATGGGGTAAAATAATCTTGCATACCTAATTATAGGTGTTTTTATTATATTATTTTAAGCAACACTAGATAACGAATGTGTGTAAGGATTTTCTTTAAACGCTTTTAAAATACTATTGTCCATTCGTGGCAATTCATACGTTTGCGTTTGTTTGGTTACTTCTCCTAAAAGATGAGGGGTGTCGTTTGTGGGGGCATATAAAGCGTTGGTCCGTTCGTTACATTGTTCCCGGTCATTTATGGACGCGTTGATATGTCCGTTGTATAAACTCATATGTCCGCTTGCTGTACGGTTTTCGTAGGGTTTTTGTATATTTCTCTGATTATAGACGGATTCATATGACGTATTGGCGCGTGTTCCGCTTGCGTTTCCTAATATAGCATGCGATGTGGTTGGGCGCTGTGTTTTTGACGAATAAGGGTTCGTGTGTATATAAGACTGCCCTACACGTCCTTGTACGTTCCAATGAGGCTTTGTCTCGCTCATCATTTCGCGTTGGGTGGTAGGCGCATATTCGTTGTGTACCCCCGGTTTTTTTTGCGTATTTCCCATAAACCCAATCGGGTTGGGGTGTTCGACGGGTTTACGAGTTGGTTTCCATTGGTTTATAATGGGTTCCACCGTAGCGGCGTATAATTGACCTTTAATGGCGCCAAAATAATCCTGTTTGGTAGAGCGATTATTTTCTAATACTTGAAACGATTCTTTTCCGTGGTCAGACACATGAAACACGCTTTGAGACGACAAATTTGTGTAAGGGTTCGCGGGAAGTTGTGTTTTTTTACTTTCTTCGTGTACACCTTTCGAATACGTATTGCTGTCACTACCGCGGGTGCCATAATACATTACACTCGTATCTTCTCTATGTTCGTGTGTAAGCATTTGTAACGGTTTCTCACCAGGTTTATCTATGCCTCGCGCCGGTCCCATTCCGCCTATGCCGTCGTTTACATAATACGTGTCGGGTGTTTTTTTTATAGTTTTCCCTAATTGTCCAGATTGATTGGGTTTGTAAGCAGGCGCTTGATAATTATTCGCGTATTCCGATTTCGGATTATTCGCAATCCGCAATTGGTCAACATTTTTGTCTCGGGTTTGGTCGCGGTATTGGGCACCGGAATTAAACCCTAAATCTCCCGGACCTTCGCGAATTTCTTCCCACGGCTTTGTATTGGCATGGCGTTTCGATTCGATCACACGCGATTGTAAAAAGTCATTTTCGTTTTGGTTGCCGTATACATTTTGTAAATTATCTTGGGGTTTAAATAAGGTCGCCGTTTCTTTTTTAACGATTGTATTACTCCCTGTACCAGTATAGGTGTCTAAACGATTGTCGGAATTAAAGGTGTTGTTACCATACGAGCCTTTTGTAAAGAAGGGGGTCATATTATTATGCGTCAAATTGCTGTCCGGTGTGGTTTCAGAAGGGAAATACTTGTCGGCACTTGTATAGAGAACCTCCGTTTTAGGGGCTAAGGCAGTTTTTAAACTATTGTTTTGGATCGTTTGTTGTGGTTTGTTCTCTATTTCTTCAAAATTTTCTTTTTGTTTATTTGAAATTAAATAGGCACCTCCTAATAATATGGTCGCTACTACAAGTTCAGTCATTATAATATCGTTTTATTTTTATTGTAATAATCTTTTTCCAACATTCTAGTATTTAAATTGTGATGAAACGGAATCGCAATACGGGGGTCTTGTTTGAAATACGTGGTGAGGTGTTGCTCTTTATTACGATATTTCCACGCAGGAAAAGTTGTACGTGTTTCGTCGACCGAAAAAGACGCCGTCGGATAATTTACAGGTTCGGGTTTTTTCATCGTGCGTTCTATATCGATCGCATTTGCGTGTAAATTACCGCCCCATTTTTGCAACCGAATATGTACGTCTTGGATATAAGGGTTGTATAGACCATTTCCAGGCGTATTTAAAGCGTACATCCCTGAGAAAACGGATTCTTCTATTTTTTTTTCTTGGACACCTCGGTCACTTGAAAACCGTGTGAACGCCATTAGTATATACAAACATATTTCTAATAGTTCGGGCGTTGCGTGATGGAATGTTCAAACGGTTCGGGAAATACAAAAGCCGGTTTTTCGAACCACGCTTTTGACTCTAATATATGGTTCTCGGGTGTGGCACTAAAAGAAGGACCTTCTAAGTTGGTAGACCGAATACCACGTAACATACTTTCTATATCTGTTCTATTTTTGGCTAATTGGTCGCCACGAAACGTAGGGATAGACCCTAAATCCATAAATTGGGTATGTTGATGTACGGCATAATTTATATCCAACCTATGCGCCTCGTATTGTGTGCTTTCTTTTTTTTTGACCGTGTAGTCGGATAGTTGATTTTTATTACTCGTAGAAGACATACTATATAATAGAATTATTTTTTACAATAATTTACATTTTGATATAACAATCTACTGTCGGTGCCTCCACGCATCCACTGCGGCATCACGTCCGATTCTATTTTAGATTGTTGCATCTTTTTCTTCACATTCGTATTCATAGGATACTTTCCTACATCGAAAAAACATTGTTCGTTAAACTGAGACACGCTTTTTTTTTCTTTGAACGTATCCCCTAATCGCAATTTATTTTCTTGATACACATCCACGTTTCCTTTCCCTAAAAAGGGGACGGTTTTATAGGGTCGTTCGTGTAAGGTGAGTTTTACATTGGGGTTCGTTAATATACTTTTTTTTAATAAACTATTGTCTGCCACATTACAACCAAGGGGTCCGAGCTGATAGGTGGATTTATTTACAAATACGTTGGGTTGTTTTACGGCAAAGTCTAACCCGCCCAAACATGTATTGGAATAAGGATTGTAGGTCGTGTAATTTGCAATGTTTGAATTCATTATATTTTCTTGGGTATAAGCGCTTTCGTCTTGATTTATACGAGACAATTGATGAAACGCAAAATCTACCATTCGTGTCATAATTTATATAGTATAATATTTTTTTAATGAGAAAGAACAGATTTATTGGAAGGTAAAATACCATAACAATAATTCAAGAAACCGGGTTGGTCGTTGGGTATGGTAGTATTGGGCGTCGTATGGAATTGTCTCATTTGGTGTTCAAATTCCATATTATCGGCTACATCTTTAAATAAATCCTTAATGTTCTTATTGTCTGCGTTTTGGCTATAAATAAATTCTTTGGTTTTGTCGTTGATGGCTTTTTCGGTGGCTGGTCCGTAATCCGATTCATACGAGGCGGTTTTTCCATAAGACGTATCCGGTTTCAAGGCGATTTTCGTGATCGTGTCTTTCTTCGTTGGATTGTGCGTATACTCGTGCATCAATGTATTCCCAAGCGGATTTATGGTGGATAAAGATTTATTTATAATGGACGGGGTATAGTTCGCACGATTCGTAAATCCCTCTTTGTAAAACATCGCGATTATCCCTAAAAGAATGGCACCCAATATCAACCATAGATAATGCTTCCCTATAATATACCCCAATACGCTACACACCAATACAAGTCTGGACAAAGCATTTAAATTGGACGGGGTCGGTTCGGTGCTAGTGGGTATTATATCTAATATATAGTTCGCGTGAAATAATATAGTCGGGTCTTCTATCCAAAAAGGCATTCTTATATATATTTATTATTCTTTTTTTGTTTTCTTATTCTTTTTACGATTTGATTTTTTGGGCGGGTCAGGCGTTTTAAATACAAAGGTTCCGTCTTTGTCCTTTTCGAGAGTATCCTTTTCGGCGATTTTTTTACGCAGACGATCTTTGGTGGCTTCTTGCTTGGATGCTTGTTCCATTTTTTTCGCCATCGACTTAAAATCCATTTTTTTATCTGACATGCCCATTTTACTCATCATTTCTTTTAACCCTGGCATATGTTTCATTTGCTCCATCATCTCCGACGCCTCTTTCAACATATCCGCGTGGTTTACTTCGTTCGTTTTTAATTTTGTCTCTAATTTAGAACCAATGCTTTGAACCAATCCCATAATCTTTTGGGGGTTGCTCATCAGTTGTTTCATAAAATCGTCTGGGGTGGTGTCCGATTCTTGTGCCGTTTCTTGTGCGATTTCTTTCGCAATTGCCCCAATTCTGCCGTTCATCATGGAATCCATATAATCTTTCACCTTGTCCGAGTTTAAAAACTGGTCGTTGGATATATCTTTAAACATATTTTGAAATGTATCGGAAATATCGCTTTGACTAAACATATGTTTCATTTCTTCCATCGTTTTTTCCATTTTTTGGTGAGCATCTTCGTTTTCAATCGGCGTTTTTTCTACCGTGTAAAATAATATAAGCTGTAAATATTTCCATAAGGTGGTTTTGGTTTTCTCGCTAATGGTGTCGTCTTTCATCAATATAGAAAAATTAATATTGGGTAAAAAATACCGGTCTTCGTCAAACAAGCTTTCTTTCTCGTATAAAATATCAAAGAAAAAAGACGGAATGATAGACAAACAATGCTCGTACACACACGCGTCCGATACATCGTCTAATGCATGGGTTAGTTCAGGAAAAGTAATAGATAAATCGTTCTTGAAATCTTTTAATATTGTCAAAAACCCTTCCATGGTTAATGATAAATGATTTGTTTAAATATGATTTATTTAAAATACATATAACTTATCCGGGTTAAATCCTTTACATAGGTCATAAACATCTCAAGGACGTGTGTTTCGACCCCTTTGGTTTGAAACAAATGTATATATTTCAATATATCGTGGTCTATGACTTGAGTAAAATCGTGTTTTAAAAAATCGTCTGTATTTTCCGCCATAATCAAGTCATAATATTTACAACTGATATGCTCGTACCATCCTTTGATAAACATTTTAATGTTGGTGGATTTCAGGATGTAATTCTTTTTATAAAACGATTGAAATAGTTTGTCCTCGGAGGAATAGGTTTTTATAAACGACAAGAATTCAAAATAGACACGATTAAATGTTTTAAACGTATCGTTTGACATTATATTGTAATAGGTTTATTTTTTTATATGTATTTCATCGTTTCTTTTTTGTTGTAATTGGTCTAAAGTATAATTCATTTTCGACTTTTTGTCTTCTAAGGCGGGGGTAGAAATAGAACCGCTTTCGCTCAAAGTCGAATAATTATACATTTGTCTCTCTCCACCGTTACCTTTGGCGGACAATTCGTCGGGAGACATATCTATAAAACTATACGAATCACTAATAACGCCGGTGACCATATCTTTTCCTAATGAAAAGTTTTCGGGTTCATTTGTCAAGAGTGTTTTTTCTTCGTCTAACGTTTTGGATTGCGGTTTTATATAGTCTAATATTTGGTTTCCGCTTAATATTTCATAATTGGGTTTTAGCAATAATATAGGGACCCGATTGATCATGGGAGGCAATACTTTGGTCCGTCCGTCTAAGAGTTGTATTTGATATACATTGTCTACCATTTTTCTTGTATCGATACAAACAAAGTCATAGTCTTCGTGTAATCCTTGTTTATTCATTTCGTCTAAAATTATGGTAGAATACTTGCAATATTTACTGTAATATAATTCGTGCTTGGTCATTAATATATTATATTTTTTATTATAGTGATTTTACCCTAAAATTGATTTAATAATATACTATATTTATAAGACATGGAGCTCGCGATTCAATACGAAGAAACGCCTAAAACTCTCACGTGTTATTTTGAAAACGCGGATGTATCTCTCATCAATGGGTTGCGCCGAATTATATTGACAGAAATTGACTCTTTGGTCATTCGCGGATTTCCGCATAAAGAAAACTTGATACAAATCAAGAAAAACAATACCAAATTCAACAACGAATATATCAAGCACCGCTTGTCGTGTTTGCCTATTCTAATCTCTAAGCGTGAGACGTTTAAACCATTCATTCAAGACTATACACTCCGTATACACGTTAAAAACGATACAGACGAAAAAATGGTCTTGACTACAGACGACATTCAATTGTATAAAAAAGAAGTCCTTGTAAAAAAACGGTTATTTTACGAAGACCCTATTCCCATTTGTTATATGTATCCAAAGATTAGCGACAACGACCCACCCGAAGAATTTATGGCGGAGATCCAATTGTCTATAGGGCGGGCGAAAGAAGACGCTTGTTGGAATATGGTGTCTAAATGTCTATTTTTCAATACTGAAAACAAGGAAGCCGTCGAACGAAAATTAAAAGACATAGAACCAGAAAAACAGACGGATTTTAAGCTATTGGATGCTCAACGACTATTCATTCCAAATCATTTTACAATGATTGTCGAAACCGTTGGCGTGTATACCAATACGGAAATCGTCTATTATGCGTGCGAAAAAATCCTAGAGACCTTGGACCAATTGTCTCGCGAACTCGTGGGTGAATCCATCCAGCCGTATACACCCATTATGCCACTCGAAGGAAGTATCCATTTGTTTGAAAAAACCGTTTCAGAAAATGATAAAATGTTTATTCTACAATTAGAAAACGACGATTATACCTTTGGTAAATTAATCGAAAAATATCTTTATAATTATAAGTCGGAATGGTTTAAATTTATAGCGTTTAAGAAGGAACACCCACACGATAAACATGGACTGGTTCAGTTGGTTTGGAAAGAAATGCAAGACGAAGACAAATTAAAACGGGTTGTGTTAGATGTGTTTGAACTCATTCAAAGCGACGTTCAACGCGTGAAAGAAGTATTTAAAAAGAATAGTTAGTAAAATAAATAATTATACTATATAATGGAATATGGATTTATAGTAAAAGATAAAGATTCAAAATTATTTTTTATTCATTACATAGACGATAAAAAAATAATTATGATTCCTAGCGACGAGCCAACGAAAAAAATAGAATTGCTTCCAGAGTATAAGAAGAATTATGTCATTGTCTATAAACCGGCGTTGCGCGGGGTGTGTGGGTTAAAGCGATTACATTTGAACCGTATGGTCAACATTCAATATAAAGACCGAGTGAGACAGGGGAAAATAATCAAGAAAAAAGACGATACCATTCACGTGACGTTCAAAGAAGACAACGAACCAACCGAAGTATTTCATTTTAATTACCAAGGATTGCCAGACTATATGGAAGATATACAAAGTATAGACACTAAGAAAGAATATATTTTTAACGGCGAAGAAAAAGAAATCATAGTGGAAGAAGAGACCAAAGAAGAGTCTTATTATTATTCGATGGAACAACAAGTCCAAGAATTATTAGAAGACTTGACCAAAGATATCCAAGAACATACACAATTAAAAGAAATAAATATTCTTGTGAATCGTTATATTGAAATTCAACAGAAATATTACAACGAAGACTACAATTACAGGTTCAAACCTTTAAGCCAAAATCCTATATTGAGAGCTTTGCGCAACGGCTTGTTCCCCTATATTAGCGACCACGTGAGTCTTCGTTATTATCCAGAATCGGATATTATACCGATTCGTAAAGACTTGAATAAAATGCGAGACATTATAAACCCCGATTTTCCACCCAAGTTCGAATCCCGTTTCGGACTGGAATCGAACACGGCACCAGAAAAAGAATACAGTAAAATACTAGAAATAAATGAAACCAATTTGGAGACATTACATGTGGACTTCGAGCCAGACGAAGTATTACATAGGTCGGGATCATCGATTGATGTGTTAATCCATAAAATAGATGTAAACGAAGAGATGAAACGACTCTTGTATCACGACGATTTATATTCTATCCGAACCGGCGAAGAAGTGCCCCTAGACGGCATCATTATGCCCAGTAAATCAAGACTCAATACACTATTAAGTTCGGATAGTCTATTGAGTCAAGCCAAGCCATTAGATTATAGTCAAGAGAATTACGTATTAGGGACGGAGTTGTTCACAGACGACAACCAAATATGGACGCGAAATAAACCTTTTTATTCTTTTTTGAGCGACATTAGTCCTACGATAGAAACCTTATTGCCTTATATAGAGTCTAAATTATACAACGTATACGATTACATCAAAAAATTATATTTGTTTCAGGTCTATGAATTAAAGGCGACCCAATATAAAGCCATCCAGAAAATCGTCCAAGCGAATCTCAAGATATATAAATCGATCCAACGTGTTGCATTAAAGGAGGGGAAAAAATATACGACGACTTCGTTTTTGATGGATTCGATGTTGACTTCGTATCCTGAATATTATTCTCCCAGTGAATTGTTCCGAATGTCGCTGGGAGACAATCACATTATGGTTTTATACGATTTATACCGTAATTTAAAAGAGTCCAATGTAAACGAGCTTATGGGCGAATTGAATGTAGACGCCCCACCAAAAGAAGACGTATACGACAAAGTATACGAGACCATTCAAGCAAAAGACGCCGATTCGTTGCCTTTTTTTAAAGACCTAAACACTGGTCCTGCCATACGATTGTTGTGGAAAACATTAGACACCGGAACCTATAAAAACGAAAAAGCGTTCGAGCGCGAAATGAAACGCTATTTGAACTTACAAAATAAAACACAACATCCTTTTTATAAAGACGATTCTATCATTACAGAATGGTATGCGTCCAATTCTATCGTAACAGGAATGATGTGTCTAGTGAAAGAAAACAATACACCGTTTATGTTTCAAAACAACGTATGGGTTCCTTCGATCGAACGCGAATTAATCAATGGGTCGGTATCAGTCAATCGGTCCCTGAATCAACAAATCAACCGCATTACTCGGACCGAAGGATTACGAAAAACACATTTTGGCACACGCGAAGAAAGTAAACGCCGTTCGACCTACACGAGACAAGTCAACGATTCTTTTTTTAAAAAATACAACGACATCAAACGTATGTATAGCGAAATGTATGTATCGTACGAGGTGATTCATTCCCCGCACCAAATACTTTTTGATACAATCGTAGGGCGTGATAATTTAGAAGACAAAATGAAATTAATACGCCAATTTTGCGAGATATATACCGTAGAAGGACTGGACCCGCATTGGTTATATTGTATCGATAGCGGGAGTAAATTGGTCCCGTTGTTTATGAAAACATTGGCTTATTCGAAGCACTACGAAGAAACTTTACAACAAATATGTTACGACCAAGGCGAACAACAAGACGAATATTGGGTGGACAAACACAGTGGGTATACGATTAAAAAAATAAATTTCAACGACGAAGAAGGATTCACGAGCGAGGGGTTTAAAATTAAATCGCGTGCCGTAATCGGCGACAATGTGTTGGTGACCTTGACTGATACAGACAAAGACATACAAACTATATTAAATGCCATGGGGATTCATTACGAACCATTGAAGCATATTTCAGACGAATACAATAAAGTGAAAAAGGAGTTCTATAAAACCGATGCCATTATTTTGTACGCCATTGTATTTATATTTATTCAAGCTTATATAAACACCGACCATGTGAAAACGTCTTTTTATTCGTGTAAAACTTCGTTTAGTGGATTTCCAGCCACCGACGACGGCGATACGAGTGGTATAGACTATATATTATGCGTGCATAAAGCCTTGACCCAAGCCAAAAAATTATATAAAACAGAATCGTTCAAAGCATTGATTGATATATGTTTAACCCATTCCCCGTCTCTAAAATTAAAATTATCCACCGCAAAACCTAAAGCAAAGCCCGCGGAGACACTCGCCCAATCGTGGGATTTATTTTTACCGCGATTGACCACCATTACGAGTAAAAAAATAAAAAATGACTATTACAAATTATTTGAATGGCAAAGAAATATACACAACTATGTCAATACTTTTGAGCCCAATGTAAAATTAATAAACGGTCAATATAAGCCAGTCAATCATTATAGTTCTATACAACAAGGTCACTATATATTACCAGAAAACCTAATACAGCCCCCCTTTCTGCGGGTGAGAACCTATTTACAATATTACCGCGGACTTACGAAAAACGACGATAAATTTAAGTCTAAATTAGTCTATTCTACCGAAAAGAAGAAGAGAATATTGAAAGACGCGTATACAGACTCGGACGAATTAGATGCGCTTGCGCGAAAAACCTTACTTCAAAAACGTGTTCTATTTGAAAAGGAAGACGTGGTAGAAAAGCCCGAACACGTATGGAGTATAACGCAAGAAACCATCGCGCAATACAAACGTGAGGTTGCCCGCTATAGTATACAAATTAATAAATCTGTGCTTTACAAATTATTAGATAAAATGAAAGGGCGAGACAAATACTCCAATAGTATCTTTAAAAACCTATGGAATGATTTGGTCATGATATCCAACCGGAAGAAAAACATCACGACGTACCGCGAACCCGTATTAAGAAAAAAATTAGAATCACTATTAAATGGTAAACACGCTCAGGTTTTGAAGAAAACCATCGAACGCACCTACGAAGATGTGTTCATCCCGAACCTTTTTTCTATACCCCCTGATATAGACTTGTATTCATTAGAACACCAGACCATATTATATAAATACGCCTTGTGCGAAGCGTATAAGCAATCTGACCGAATTATGAAAAGTAAAATCGACAAGGTGATGACTCGCATTTTGGAACATTTGAACATAAGCATAAAGAAAATAGAAGGCAACAACGAGAAAGAACGACGCAAAGAAAAGAAAGACATGACCGATATGTTTAAAAGTTTGAGTGACGAAGACCGAAAAGCCGAATTTTTAATGAAACAACATAAATTAGGGCAGTGGAATGTAGGCAAGGAAGTATATATATATAAAGCAGACGCCTACGAAGAACCTGATATGGACAAACAAGAAGAAATCACCGAATACGAAGAGTATATAGGCGAAGACAACGATTAATTTTGTGTGGGTATAGTAATGGATATAAAAAATTCTTTTACGATCATCATAGCCTTATATTTGTTATTGTACGTTTCTATGTCCGCTCTGAAACCGACCCTTATGTTCGACGACGAGGGTACTCGTCCGTTTGGGGTGGGGTATAAACATACTACCATTATGCCCCTGTGGCTATGCAGTATTTTACTCGCTTTATTTTCCTATTTTATAATCCTTTATGGTCTACACATTCGCTATAACAATGTTTTTATTCAATGATACAATCTTGTAAAAGAATCGAATTAGACGATATAAGAGCCGTAATGATGCCTGTTAAAACAAGCCATGTAAAATAGCCGACGTTTTTTTTTAGTTTATGTTGTGTTAATATTTCCTTGTGTTGGGCGTCGGTGATATTGACAGGTGTGCCTAACAATATCGTTAGTCTTCCTCGCAGATCAGTTATATTGTTTAAGACAATCGGGTCTATTTCTTGTAATAAAATATTAGGGTCGTTGTAAAAAAACGAGGGGGTTTCGTCACCTAACTTTATTTTAGGTACCAACATCAAGCCAAATGTATTTGAAAATATTCTATGCCAATTCATACGATCCAAAAAGAACATAATTGGGAGCATGACGAATAACAACGGCAAAAGGGTATATATAAATACATTTAAGGGTTGGACGACACATTTGGTTTCGCCGTCGCTCATTTTAGAAAAATATAAGTTTTGTATAAAAATAATGATAAAAGAACATACAAAAAATAAAGACAACCACGTTATACTTGATTCACTGATTTGACTGGTTTGATCGTACGTATAATGTTTTAGTATAAAAAATAGTATGGTGAATATGACATACGTATGGATAGATAAAATAGCTATATTCATTATAGTATAACATTATAAAATTTTATGCCTTATACTTATATTATGCATCCGGTGTTAGTGGAACCTTCCATAAAATATATTTTGAATGGTCAGTTGAGTGGTTTGAAAGAAATGAGCGAGAGAAAAAAGAATATAATGTTTAATGTCGGGCTGTGTATCGCGCTTGTCTCTGTGATATTCGTTGTGCTAAAACTAAAATATAGAGGCAAACAAAATGTCCGAGAACAAGAAATCAAAGAACAAAATAAAAAGAATTATATACTTTCGAATTTAAGAAAATATCAATCGATGAAATCTCAACCGCTCACCAATATACCTATAATTTAAAATATATATATGTTGTAATGAACGAAGAATTAGTCCAATTAAATAAAAAAATACTAATAGAAGGAATTTTTGCGTCTAAATTTTTAGACCCAAATGACCTTGAATCCAAGACGAAAGAATTGGAAGCGATGGAACAAAAGAAAAAGAAAATTATTCAATCTTTCGATAAAAAGGAAGACCCCTATAAAGAAAAGTGGATACAATTGGACTCGGAACAAAAACTAAATAGACACGACGGCGATACGACTCTAGAACAATACACCACCTATAAACATATTTACGACAAGAAATACGACTTGATGAAAGACTATTTGAGCGTCATCGAAGCGCGCTACGACTCCGAACTCTATTTTTATCTTATTCGTAAAATATAATACTATAGTATATGATATTCAAATTTATAGATATGAAATTATTTATAATCAGTTTATCGGTTGGATTATTATACATATACTTAGCTGAAGAATACAAGAAAGTGATATATATTTACCCGACGCCAGAAAACATACATACGTATCAATACAAAGATAAAACCGATACTTGTTTTGAATACGAATTAAAAAGCGTTTCTTGTCCACTTAACCCCCAAACAATTCCTTTGCAAAGATAATATTAGGATACTATATGTTCAATATTATCAAATTCTTCAAATCGTCCTTAGGGATGAAATTGTTGTCCATATTGTTGGGTCTTGGTTTAGCCAGTTTGTTTAAAATGAGTTGTGACAGCAGAAGTTGTCTCGTATTCAAAGCCGTAGAATTGAACGAAGATCGTATTTTGAGAAGCGGGGATAAGTGCTACAAAGCAGTGGAAACTATAAAAAAATGCGACCCACAAAAAAATATACTTGAAGTATAATGAAAGCAAAGACGAAACACATGAAAGCAAAGACAAAAAAAAATAAGTTAAGAAAGTCGAAAAGGGCGGGCGCCCCCGATGATTTTGGAGACCAAACACCGAAAGACCAAATCGAACGTGTTGTAGACTTATTAAAAGAAGATCGCACCAAACAAGTGATTTTAAAAGATAGAAAGAGACCTTCTTTAAATCTGATTCTAAATCGGGAACATATGAATCGGTTGTCTTATTGGAATGCTTCCCAAATATTTGACGGTGGTTTAGGCAATCGTGATGATATGAAAAATATTGTCTATATGTTGAAGCATCCCGATATAAAATATAAGAAAAAAAATATGGATACCTGGCTGAAACACGTCATGGACGCAATGTTTAAAGATACTACCTTTTTAGCCTTTAAAGACCGACTTGCCAATTTTCCCCGTATAAAAGAATATGGTGGAACGATTACTCTGAAAGACTTGACCCTGACCTTATTGAATCATCGTATAAAATTATTAGAATGGATGGAAACCTCCGACGCCCGCGCCGACGCCCGCGCCGACGCCCGTGCTGACACCCGTGCTGACACCCGTGCTGACGCCCGTACCGACGCCCGTGATGACGCCCGTGCTGACGCCCGTGATGACGCCCGTGCTGACACCCGACCTGTACGCGTCGACGCCCCTGAACTACGTGCCGAAGAAACCACACCAGAAAATTGGAATCAAGAGGACTCCCCAAAATTGTTTAAGGCTTTATCTGCCGATATTGAGTAAAATATAGAAAACTAAAATAAAAACATCTTGTAATGGAAACGCACACGACAAATATCGCCGACTTACCCATAGATCATATTCCACAAAATACCGCCTTACCCGAGAAAATAATGAATTCCTCTTCGTCTTATACTTTAGACGGTAGCGTACAAGAGGCGCCCCGACATGTAGCGTTTAATCCACGCGTCGATGTTCGGAAAATAGACGCGCCCGATAATACCCTATACAAGGCGACCTTGATCGCGACCTTATTGTTTATTTTATTTAACGAGCCGTTCATCCGTACGTATATTATGAATATTTTAGTCGTTATTTTTGGTGCCAACTTAAAAAGCGGCGTAACGGGTACCACGTCTAAATTAGGCAATGTATTTTATGGTCTGTTTTATGGTATATGTATATTTATTATTCTTTATCATAGCCCAGATTTGGTCTTTTGAATGCGTCAATACTAGCCGACAAATATAAATAATTTATCTATATGAGTGGAACCGCTGCTTTAGCTGCCGCAAGACGCCGCCGAGCCGGGGGTGCCGCTCCCAGCGCACCGAGCACCGTTCAAGGTGTCCCGAAACAAGACACACCTAAAATCGTATTAAATCCGACGGATGTATTAAAGCACCACGATAGACAAATCAATGTATTGACCAAAGACATTGCCGATATGAAAGCCCAAACGTCACCGGTGACCAGCGACGACATTGATTTTTATAAACAAAAATATACGGCTTTATTAGGCGAAATCACGGAGATCCGTACGTCTATGGTAAAAACGCAGACCTTTTATATGGAATTAAATATGAAAGTAGATAAATTAATCAAGGACACTTCGTAAAATAATATAAATAGTTTTATACATTCATTGTATGTTCATAAAATTATTTATATCTCTATGGCTGATATTTACTTATATTCATATTATGATACACTTTTCCGTGACAAAAGAAAATACGATTTATAGATTATACGATGTCACCAAAGAAAGTATACGCACTCAAATAACCTATAAAATCCCCTTTTACTTCGACGGGTCTACCATCCCTCTAACCAATGTATACGAGCCCATCGACTTACTCGAACCATCTGTTAAGTTTTTCCCAAAACACAAGGTCTATATTTTCCATAAATATATGAAATTACATCAAAATTTAGAATGTAGAAACTTTTATAAAGTATCGTCGGGGTCGTGTAGGGCAATATGTATACACCCCAAGTATAAATCTTTGTTTCAACTGAAAGACCATGTGTTTGAATACAATAAAAAAATCCACCATTATATCAAAGAAAACGGGCTCTTCGTACACGTACAATTAAACAAAGATACAGTTTTATGCTTGCCGAATTTGTGGTTGTTGGTTTTATGCACGAAAGAACCTTGTAAAGTACAAAAAATACAATATTCTACAATTATGAACCAAGCGGTGATTAGGTTAAAACGACTTTAAAAATTATATTCTTTTCTTATGAACGAGAGAACACCTTTTTATTTAATCAGTACGATATTCTTATTTATTACCATTGTGTTAAGTTTAATTACCACCTTTCATTCCAAACACAACGGGGCAGACTTCTTTCCCAACGAAGGCGAATATAAAGGCAAACGTATTCACGACAAATCGTGTGTGGACAAGTTATGCTGGTATTTTTCCCAAATTACCCATCATACATTGTTTTTATTATTCAGTTATTTTGCTATGGCTTTGGTGAATTATAAATCTGTCAAATTTTTTAAAATGGTTGGTCCTCTAGCGCTGACGATAAGCGTTTTATATTTTTATTTCTTATACCCCAAACAAAAGTTAAAAATCCATCAATTGTCTTTTTATAACTTTTTCTCCCATTTTATGATTATATTTTTAGTATTTTGCGAATTTATGTATATAGAGTCGTATGATTTCCACGAAACCACCAATTGTTTTATTTTTATCATTACCTCTATATTGTTTATTTATATCAATTATTGTTTGCGTGGAGTATGGAGCTACGATTTAGTACAATTGGACAGACTAAGCGGGTGGACGCTCATTTGTGAGACAACGCTTATGATGTATGTATTTAGTATATTATTTTATGTATTGAAACACAAGCATTTATCTTATTATAATATGGATAAAGTGAATTTAATGGAATCGTCTTATTTGTTGTATGGGTTGACAAATATTATCTTTGTATTGTTGTTTATAAGATATGATATATAAAAAGATACGCCATATTATCGTATGTCTCTGCCTGGTATTTTGGACTTGTATAAAACCTATGGCGAAAAAAACAAAAGACTTTATAGATGTGTACCGGACGACAAAACATTGCCTGTACATTTCATACCTTACACCCTACCGGTTACATTTGATAAATCCGTGCGCTATATTTATATACTGTTTCGGTCGGTGGATCCACCGCATGGCGTTTTAGTGCATACATTAGGGCGGGTGGAATCGATGGTTCATACCTATGAATATTTGATTCATTGTAAATCGCTACAAGTATCTATTCAGCCGTTTACAAAAAGCGTCATTCGTCAACACCGCGATATATTCACTAGCTTAGTCTTTCCACTACGAACAGGGCATATTTTTACGATAGACTCGGCAAATACGATCGACTACGACGATGCGATTTCTGTAAAAGACAATATAGTAAGTATTTACATTACGAATGTACCTATACTTTTAGACCATTTATCGTTATGGGGTCATATGAAAGATAAAATCGCCACCCTTTATTTACCGCATAAAAAAATGTCTATGATGCCTGCTTTATTCAATGAATTATGTAGTTTAAAAGAGCGAACGCATCGCATTTGTCTCGTGATGGATTTGACCTATGTGGACGGAGTCGTTCAAGACGCCGTGGTCTCTCTGAATAAAGTTCTTGTATCTAGAAATTATTCTTTTGATTCTAATAAATTATTACATCACCCCGATTATATACATTTAAATACATTATGTAAAACCACGCACCCTAAGGAGTTAATCCAAACGCTTATGGTTGAGTTTAATACACAATGTGCTCTTGTACTAAAAAAAGAACGTGTAGGTATTTATAAAAAACATACGTCGCATTATGAAAAAATTCAGCCGTATCACCAGGACTATACTTTAAACGAAGACTATTGTCAAACGTCGTCGCCGATTCGGCGCGTCGTGGACGTAGCCAATATGTATTTGATGTGTAAATCTTTATATACCTTTTCACCGCAAGCCGATGCCTTTTATAAAGAGCTTTCTTTGGAAACTATAAATCTAAAAATGCCCCTCATACGAAAACTACAATACAAATGTACACTTTTATCTATATTTGAAAAAGAACAGCACCGGGTGTTTTTTGGTTTGGTGTTTGATAAGACCGTACAAGACGAGAATCATTATCAAGTGTATTTGCCCGATATAAACGTATTGTATCGTTATTCGACATACGACTTGCTCGGCGCGTCCGCCTATTTTAAATTGATCGTGTTGACCGACGAAGCCTATTTAAGCCGGAAATTGCGACTCGTTATACATACAGCGACTGATTGTTCATAATAAACTTTAATAGGCTCTGTTTGCCTTGTTTTATTTTTTCTAAACACACATAGTCTTTGGTGAATTCACACACGCTTCCGAGTTCTTGGCTCATATGAATTATTTTCAAACAACCTTTCACAAAATCGCCTATAGATAAATCGGTCGTTGCGATAAATGCCTGTAAACATTGTAAACAAGAGGCTTCGTCGTCGCACGCCAACCATTGTTTTATGGGCTCGTACATGCAATAATTTAAACGATACGCTGTGTTTCCGTACAAGGTGCTTTCTAGGTCTTCGTAATACGTCAGCCGAGTATGGATATACGTGAGGAGGTCGTCTTTGGGCATATAAACATCGCTTTTTAAATCACAAAAACAACTTAGCAAGGCGAATAATTCGGCGCTTGTATAGGATTTGAACCCGCTCGTGAAATTATAAACATCGATAAAGACCAATCTATGAAATTCGTTGATCAAACACGCCATATCGCCTTTAAGTGTCAATCGGTCGTCTTTTAAAAACCCCTCTTTTGTTAACAACGCATAGAGTTGGTCGATTTGACATTCTATAAAGCGTTCGGAAAATTCTTTATAACGCATTTCTTCACCGATCGCTGTCTCCAATTCTTTTAATTTATAATACTGGGGCAATTCCTTTAAAATGTTGTGTTCGATTTCATAGGTGTTCATTTCTTTTTTGTATTTCTTTTTATGTAACGACCACTCGTGGTAGGTATGACATAAATCGTATGTAGGGTGTTTCTGTCTTTGGGATTCCAACGTGTTCAAAATATCATTGGAAGCCGACACTTTTTTTTGAATGTCTCTGTACATCAAACTTTTTTGGATATACGCACAACATTGTTCTTTTGAAAAACGAGAGCTATGCTTTAACACGAAGGAATAATTCATTTTAAATTTAGATTTGACATTGGTTTCTTTCGACGCGAGTAGTTCTTTATAATCTGAAGGATCCATAGGTTGAAATAAATTGGTCAATAAAATAACATACCCTATCGTATCTATATTCCGACGCCCGGCGCGTCCACACATTTGTTTGAATTCATAATTATGCAATCGTCTAAAATTAGAACCGTCGTGTTTGTGGACGCTTGTAAAACACACGGTTTTCGTAGGCATATTTAAACCGACCGCAAATGTCTCGGTGGCAAACAATACCTTTATATATTTTTGTTCGTATAAAATTTCTATCATTTCTCTAAAAATAGGCAACATACCCGCGTGATGAACCCCGATTCCTTTTTCAAGCAAGTTTACATATTGAACGTATTCGGGTAAAAGAATATATTCTTTCCAATTGGTTACACGAGACACCAGTAGCTGGCGACAGATAGGTTCTACCGCGCAGTCTTTTTCGCTTGGGTCAAACAACGGGGTTGTCAATTCGCGCGCCAATTCTTCTACTTTCTTTCGCGAAAATACAAAAAAAAGAGCCGGGAACATTTCCTTTTCGCGTAGTATGCTACATACTTGATTGATTACATATTTTCGGTTTACACGAATCGGTTTTAAAATAGACAAGGCTTTTTTTGTTTGTTTCAGAGAGGAGTCGTCGATAGGGTGTAATCTATTATAGTTTTTATATAACAGGTCTCTATCGGGCTTATGTGTCAACGATTGGATTCCCTTTTCATGTACGGTAAAATATTGATAATAGTCTAAAGGCACGACACGTTGAGTCGTTCCGCATACTACCACATGTTTCCCCTTGGTGGCTTCCAACCACTCTGAAATATAGCGCACATTACCGATCGTCGCCGACAACATCACCATTTGAACGTCCGGAGGCAATAACATCATGGATTCTTCCCATATGGTTCCGCGGTCTTCGTCGTTTATATAATGCGCTTCGTCAAAAATGACACAGCCTAAGTCGTTCATATCAAAGTCTAAATGGGGTTTGGTCTCTGTATTGTAGTGGGATAATTTATTACATAAAATTTCAGTGGTCATAATCAATACATCCGCGTCCGTATTATGTTTGTTGTCTCCTGTCAATAATCCAATTTTAAGTGAAGGATATTTTTTTAAAAAATCCGAATATTTTTGATTGCTCAACGATTTAATTGGTGACGTATAAATGACTTTTTTACCTTTTTTTGTAAAAAAGTCGATGGCGTATTCGGCAGGTAATGTTTTACCCGACCCCGTATGGGCTGTAATGAATACGTGATGTCCGTCTTCAATACCGCGTATGGCTTCTTTTTGAAACGGACTCCATACAAAGGTCATAGAATAATATAGAGTTTATCTTTAACTAAATTATCGAGAATTCATATCTATGATAAGAATACTATTTACAATTCTGCTCTCTCTTTGCGTTATAAGTGCCAAATCTTCAAATATATCATCATAATCAATCGACTTTAAATTGTCGGCGACATAATCCAAAGCATCTCGGGCGTCGGTTACAATCGATTGTATAGAGACTAAATTACCACTCAATTCATTTATATACAGATTTAAACTAGCATCTGTATTCTGTATAAAGGTGTCGATCGTTAGGAATGTATTACTATACGGAATCGCGTTGAATTGAGACAAAGAGGAGCTAATGTCGTTTCGTATTTGTACTGCCGTATCGCTTAGGTCATTCGCGGATTGATAGAGATTATCTAACGAACCACTGATAGACTCCATGTGTCCGCTTATGGACTCGTACATGATTTGAAAACATACGTCTATGAAACTGACGTCGCTTCGTATTTCTGTCACACTTGCGCGAATGGATTGCGTTATCTCAATAAGGCTCACGTCTATCTGTGTTATGGTTCCGCTTATAGACTCCATGTCTCCGCTTATGGTCACGTACATGGTCTGAAAACATAGGTCTATAGAGGATACGTCGATAAGTCGTTGTTGGATTTCTTCGTTTATGGTTGCAGAGTCGATGGAAAAAATATACCCGCTTATGGACAATATTTCTGAACTTAAAGTATCGTACATAGCCTGAAAACATAGGTCTATAGAAGATACATCGATAGACTGTATATTGGAGGCAATCGAAAAAACAGACCCGCTTATGGACAATATTTCTGAACTTAAAGTATCGTACATAGACTGAAAACATAGGTCTATAGAAGATACATCGATAGACTGTATATTGGAGACAATCGAAAAAACAGACCCGCTTATGGACAATATTTCTGAACTTAAAGTATCATACATAGCCTGAAAACATAGGTCTATAGAAGATACGTCTAAATAGGGAATAGATATAGTATTCATACAAGTGTCTATATTTTTTATTGTATTTTGTATAATTATATGATCGTCGTGAACTAAACTCAACTCGGTGTATAGAGATGTGAAAGAGATATAATTTAAAAGATTATAAATATAAGTGAGCGAAGCATCGGTTGTATCGTCAAAGGAGGTGTTCATTATATCCGATACAACATTTTTTGCAATATTTATGGAAACGTCTACGATTTGTAGGTTTAAAGACAGGTCATACGTTCGATCGGTTATATTTGAAATATAGTCTGTATAACCAACTACATTCGTAGTGACGGCGGTCAAGGCATCAGATATATCATTTCTTGCCTCGCGCATAGACGAGGTATAGGTATTAATCGTTTCTTTCGTTTGGTTTAAAGTCTGCCAGATATCACCCAAGTTATTATATATAGAGGCAGTGTAACTATTCTGTATCTCTTTTAAGGCGTCTTCTATAGACGAGGTATAGGTCTCAATCGTTTCTTTCGTTTGGTTTAAAGTCTGCCAGATATCACCCAAGTCATTATATATAGAAGTTGTCAAATTATTCTGTATATCTTTTAAGGCGTCTTCTATAGACGAGGTATAGGTCTCAATCGTTTCTTTCGTTTGGTTTAAAGCTTGTGACATATCACCCAAGTCATTATATATAGAAGTTGCCAAAGTATTCGTGTTATTGTTGTCTAGAGTACTTAATGTGGCTCGTATAGACGATGTATAGGTCTCTATCGTTTGTTTACTTTGGTTTAAAGCCTGCGAGATATCGTCCAAGTCGGTGTATACAGAAACGAAGGACACCGATGGCTCTTCGATGGCGGCGGCGCGGGTACGTATAGAAGACGTATACGCGTGTACTAGGTCATTCGTTTGGTTCAAAGCATACGATAGGTCGCATAGGTCGGTATAGGGTGAATCAAAATCCATTTCCTCTAAAATTGTTTGTATTTCGGCTACTCTAGCATAAGGCAATTCATTCACATTATTACTATAATCATTTAGAGTTGTTTTTAAATCATCTAAAAAATTCACACTAACATCTATAGACGATATTGACTCTAAAATATCATAACTTATATATGACAAACTATTATCTATATTAGATAAGGTTTGGATTTGTTCATTTACCAGTTCAACGTCTAGGGCGTCCGATATATCAGATAGATTCTGCGTGATGTAATTGTTTTGTATAATCGCCAAAATATCGGTTCTTAATTCATTCAATTTGAACACAAACGACTGGTTCGACCCTGTCCCTCCGGTAATTCCAACCATACTTTTGGACATATAATTATTCTTATATAAATAATATAGCGATATAGCTCTATGTTATCCCGGTATACTACGGAACCCTACACTGGAAATGGATGTTTTTCAACCCTATTGAAAGGCATCCATAAAATCAAAAAACATAAGGTCATCCTTAAAACACATTACGACGAAGCCTCTAAAAAAATATTGGAAAATGAAATACGTATTTATATGTATTTAAATAAATCGAATTACGACTATGTTCCGTATATAAAAAATATAATCCGAGAAAACAATCAGTTGTATATGATTATGGATTATAAATCGGAGCCGTTCTCTTTGTCTCCCAACTACAAAGAAAAAATAGATTCCCTAATAGAGGTGGTTGTTTCGTTACATTCTTTACACGTCGTGCACCGAGACCTAAAACCCGATAATTTTCTAATCGACAAAGGAAAGATCTATATCATTGATTTTGGATTGTCTACATTTTACAACGATACACCATTGAATCATCTCATTGGCAATAAAAAATATTGTAGCCTGTCGTGTCATCGTCCGCCTTATATATACACCTACAAAGACGACTTGATATCCTTGGTTTATATGTGTTTAGACTTATACAATGGATATATTCCATGGAAAGAAGACTATACTATAAAACAAAATGTTAAGCCTTACTACAAAGACGACCCTATAAATGCGTATTTGTTTACGTTGTTTGAACGGTATTTATCCGAATGGTGAAAGAATAATCGTTGTTATTTAAATTCAAAGGCATACCGTATTCGTCCGTTAATTTGATACTCATACGACTTAAATCTACTAAACCATTGTATTTTCGGATATCGGAAAAGACAGAGAAACTATTTGAATTGTACAATGAAAAAGATGACCCCTGTAAAGATATTCGAGCAAAAATATTCAACGTATCTTTAATGGTAGACATATTTTTTGAAAAAGGAATAAAACTTTCGTTCATATATTTGTTGTGGTCGTCGATGATTAAATATATATATCGCGGTCCACCTAAATCTACAGTAGATTCGCTTAAATAATACGTATTTTTGCTATAATACATTGGCTCTATATTACGAAACCCTAAGTTCCACCCTAAAAAGCGAGAACAACGACCATAATCTTTTCCGTTGTATAATTGCGCGTTTGGATCCGTTGAAAAAAAGTCAAAATCATACAAAACGCCTTCATCGTTTAGGGATTGAATGGTGATGGTAGCTGTGCCATCGGGCGACCCTGCCGCGTTGGCAAAATCCAGATTCAAAGCAAACGTAATGTTAAAGTTATTTTTTATTAGCTTTTCATTTATTCTAGAAAATAAATTGGCAAAATAATAGGTTTGTGCCGATATGTCAATACGTTCCCATAAGGTGTCGGTAGTTCCCTTGATATGAAAAAAAGTATTCCCTTTCGATTCGTCGAAAGGATACCATGTATTCGGGAATTCTATATCCGACAATTGAATACTAATTACATTTTTTATAACACTCGGTAAGGTAACCGTAAAGTCTGTCGCGGATTCGGTCGTAAACTGGTCTCTGTATTTCGTATCTACGATCAGGAGCTTTTCAACTATATTGCGTTCGTAATATTTATTATTATTGGGATTGATTAAATTCATATCGTGACTCTGTTTATCTTGTGAAAAATTAATAATATTATTTTCGTAACCACAATCTTTGCTTAAAGATTGTGTCAATTTGTCCGATACTTTATGCATAAACGTGTGAAATTCGGCGTCTATAAATTGGGTTTTTAAGCGGTCGGTTTGTTGCTGTATCAGAGATTTGGTCGCTATTTCACGAGACAACGACAACAAAGCGTATAAATCCTCCACGCTATAGTCTTCTATATTCGTGTTAATTTTATCACACATTATACTTAATATATGAATTATTTTAAACTATATAAACGATTTACCTATACATAGATAGTATGGATTTTAAACATTGTGCGCACGATAAAATAAGTAAATTTATGGACAAACACGGCGAATTTGAAAATGAAGTATTGTATAACCATATTTCATTTATAATAGACGATTACAAAGAACGACCTAAGCAACCCACGGAGATCATAGACCTTTTTTTTAAACAGCATTCGTATTATTATATTCAAACCAGCAACTTATATGTAGAATATAAAGATACTACATTTAGAATCCTTCACGAAAACGATATGATCCATATGGTGCTGAATTTTTTAAGCGAAAATCGCGAGCAATATGCGTTAGATACCCATACGAAAAGCATACTAATGAAAAAAATACAAAAACAAATCAAATCAAAACACCTGACCGAATGTATTCCTGAATCCAACACCTTACAGATGATTTTATCTTTTTTTCATCCGAATTTATTTGAAGACAAACGCTGTGCAAAATATTTCTTGACGATCGTGGGAGATATTTTGATGAAAAAAAACCATTGTATTTATTTTGTCCCTTTTTTTATGAAATCTTTTTTACAACAACTCAATAAATATATTTCTTTGTATTTTCATACGATGAATATTTTTCAATGGTTCAAATTCAAGTACACCGACCACGACACGACTATTTCTAGACTATTAAACATGAAACCTCTGAATATGAGTTTTTTCAATCTACAGCCCGACTTTTTTGTAAATATGATTTGTGTTAGTATTCATTATTCCTGTCGCTATACGTCTAGTGAAGTCTACTTAAATCATTTGCCTAGCGAGTTTAAACACGACATCTTATGGATACAAAACAACACAAAAGAAGACATGATTCAATCGTTTCGGGACGCCTACATACTTGAAAAGAAAGATTGTTTTATGGATGAAAAAGACATGTTGTTTTTATGGAAATCGTATTTGAACAAAGAAGGTAAATTAAATGTATTTCAAAAGAATCAAGAGTTGTATCATTTAATTTCTCCGCATATTGCGTATACACAAAACAAATTTATAAACGTCTATAGTTTGTATCTTCCTTATGTGGAGACCTTTAAATCGTTTTGGGATACCTATATATACGAAGACGACGACGAATACGAATGGACTGAATTGTATGATTTATATTGTGCCTCGTATAAATGTAAAATGAACGAGTCTGTATTCAAAGATTTGATTGATTTTTATTATCCAAATAGAGTATATAACGATAAATATATCACACAGATTGGTTGTAAATTATGGGATAAAAAAAAGGAATTAGAGCCGTATATTTCTAAAGGAGACCCCGAAGAATTGTATAAAATATATTGTAAAGAGTTTAAAAGTCATCGAAAGGTATCTAAGCAATATTTTATAAAGTTGTGTATAGCTTAATTTTGTTCTGTATCAATCGTTGTTTTAAGGTTTTTATTTGGTTCTCTAAATCATGGTCCGAGACAACCTCTTGCATTATCCGAGTGAGTATTTCATAAAAGCGTTCCGAGTTCAAATGATGTTTCTCCTCGATTTTAGCGGACGGCTCTCCATATTGCTTAAACAAGTCCACGAATTCGAGCAGACTCGCTTCGTAACTCTCGGGGGAAGCAATTAAATGAACAAAATCTGAATAATTTAGCATATAATATAATTTATTATTATATGTCTACACTATCTACCTTTCCAAATAAATTTCGTTCAGATGGTTCCACGAGGAAGTCCAATTTAACGTATAGTTTCGCGGCGTCGGTGGATTTGTCTCAAAATTCTACGAGACCGCCTAAATTAGAAGGTTCTAAATATCTATCGGTTTTAGTTCCGAATCAGATCGCCAATGTATTGTTTGATATTACGGAATATTCCTTTCAGGGACTTTATATTACAAAACAAAAAGACATCGTAGACGACATAAACACTTCTTCGCATAGTTTGTTGATAGAATGTAAAAATTATGTATTAGACACCTATTTATATATATCCATACCACTCCTAGACCATAACGAAGACACGGAAATAAACACTTTATTTAGCAAAGAAGGTGTAGTGACTTTACACGATTTAAATCATTATATTTCACTCGACGACACATATTATTCCTATAAAACAACCGGTGTCAATAATAAAATGGCTACGTTCATCCTTTATACACATGCCGTTCTAAAAATAAAACCTATGACCTTGAGTGCATCCGACACACCTACTACACAAGATTTGCCCCTTACGATTTCAGAAAGCCCCGCTTTAAAAGTATCTACCCTTACCACACCTTACGCGAACAATGAAATTTATATAAATTGTGAGCCCGTGGATGAAACCAATTCAGATAAATCTGTGTTTATTATAAAACCGACCGAACAAATGAATCGCTTTATCCAAACGTCGGGTTCCTATTTCATTTTATTCTTTCTTATGTTTTTAATCTATAAAATCATTCAAAAAATGCGGTCTAATACAAATTTTTAACTTAATACAAATTTTTATCCGTAATATCAGCCGTGAATGGCTGAAACGATACGTTATTGTCTTCCCCTTCGTGTAAGATAGGGCTTCTATCGCGGATTATTTTTTCTTCTAATTCGGTTTGTTTTGGTTCGTTGTATACCTTCAATTTAGCGTCTCTTATAATCGTCGACAATTCACTCGTATGAATGGTGTCGTATAGATAAATTAGACACAATATTCCTACAATCGGATTTAAGAATATAAACATCAATAGTACCACCACCATCGAAAATACTATGCCTAAGGGCGTATTGAGTAAAACGGAAAGTCTCTTTTCGACTTTTAAATCAAATATAATGAGCAGGGCTAAAAGAAGCCCTATTCCATTTTCAAGGGTAAAAATGGGTTCGGGTTTAAAGAAGGTCATTTGTTGTTTTCGTTTCATTATATTTATATTATATTTTTTAAAAGTTAAACCTATAATATCATATAGTGTAATGTCCTATTTAGGAAAAAAAGGCTATTCTTTGTATAAAGAAACACTTACACCCAAACAATTAAATCTTATCCGGAATGAACTGAATGTAAAACCATATTCTACTCATTTGACCACCTCGTATCCTATTTTTAGGGAATCCAAACAAAAAATATATTTGCCGCGATATTATGGCATCGAGAAGTTTGGACCTTGCGAAACCAATATATTGTCTAAAGGCGAAGACATTGAGGTCAACTTTTGCGGCGAGTTGTTTGATTATCAACACGCCATTATTGACAAATATATAAAGCATGTAGGAGACAGCGGTGGTGGTTTATTGGACGTGGAGCCTGGTAAAGGAAAGACCGTGATGGCACTACATATCATTAGTCAATTAAAGAAGAAAACCTTAGTCGTAGTGCATAAAAGTTTTTTAATGAGCCAATGGATCGAGCGTATTGAGCAATTTTTGCCGGGGGCTAAAGTAGGACGAATTCAAGGCGATCACATAGACATAGAAGGAAAGGATATTGTATTAGGTATGTTACAAAGTCTATCGTCTAAGACTTACGAAGATTCTGTTTGGGCGACATTCGGGTTGTGTATTTTCGACGAATGCCATCATTTGAGCGCAGAAGTGTTTTCTAATATTATGATACAAATCGTGTGCAATTATAATTTAGGATTAAGTGGAACGATGACGCGTAAAGACGGATTGACCAAGGTATTTAAGCATTTTATTGGACCCGTCATTCATAAAGAAAAAACAGACCTAAGCGTAAGTGTAAATGTAAAAAAAATTCATTACGAAGACGACGATTTATTTGAAAAGGTAAAAACAGATTTTAAGGGTAGCCCTTTATATTCTTGTATGATTAGCGCCCTTTGTGCGTGTAAAGAACGGACTGCTTTTTTAGTAGATATTATTCGCCAAGAATTCAAACTAAATCCAGACCAACAAATGATGATTTTAGCGCACAATAAATGTCTCCTTCAAGAATTATACGACGCGGTCAAATGTTTTGAACCAAGCGTCGGATTTTATTTAGGGGGTATGAAAGAACACTTGTTAAAAGAAAGCGAATCTAAAAAAATTATTATCGCGACCTACGCCATGGCGTCTGAAGGACTGGATATAAAAACATTGACCACGCTATTTATGGCAACCCCTAAATCCGACGTATGTCAAAGTGTAGGGAGAATTTTGCGTAGTAAACACGCCACGCCATTAGTGATCGATATTGTAGACCCGCATAGCGTCTTTCTCAGCCAATCCAAAAAAAGAAACGCCTATTATTCTAAAAAAAAATATAGCATAGAAACATTTTTAAGCGCCAGCCGATATTTTAGGAGCGAAGCCAATTCTTCTAAAAAGGAATGTTTTGTAAAAATATAATATCGCGTATAATATATATGAAGGACGTGCCGATGGAAGGAGAAACGCTACCCCAAATGGGCGGATATGTACACAAAAAGCGGCGCATGTCGAAGCGCAAGTCGAACCGCAAGTCAAACCGAATGTCGAACCGCATGCCGAAGCGCGGACCGAAGCGCACAGGGAGGCGCATGAGCACGAAGAAAAATCACATGAAAAATCACATGAAAGGAAAAAAGATAGGCGGTGAAAATTTGAATATTTATTAATATATTCTTATAATATAATGATTTTGTTTGCGCTTATCTCGGGCGCCATGATTGTGATTATATTGTATACGTACTACTATTTAGTAGAAATAAGTACCTGCCCGTGCTTTGTTGCTAATAAGAAAAAAGAGTTGAATGTGGATTATATGAAATTTTATTTGTTATTAGACTTAATCTCGCTACTAATGTTTATGTTTGTAGTCTCAAATAGACAAAAAGGCGGTAAGCCTTCTTCGGCGGAAAGCCTTTTGCTCGTGGGCGCCCTTGCGTTGATTTTAGGCATCCACAGTTATATGACATATAACGTATATCATTTTTATCATTCGGTAAAAAGTTATTGCGATTGCGCGAACCAATGGCAAAAATATTTTGTCTATTACGAAGGAATTTTCTCAGGTCTAGTGTCTCTTCAATATTTATTTAGTATTTTGTTGGTATTGTTAATCTTCATTCGACGGAAGGTATAGACTTCTCCCAATTATAAAGGATATCGCGTATGTCTCCCCAATTTAAATCTAGCCATAGAACAGGCTTTGGATCATAATAGACCACTTCGTTTTTTAAAGGAATATCTTGAGCCAAATTGTCCGGCAAGGGCAAACGATGGATTAAGACTATTACGCCTAAAGAACACAACAATACCACGTTCATATTTTCCACACACAGACGAAATGCTGCGATGGAAGAGATAAAGACGATCAAACTGAAGTGATCTTGTGTAACCATAAAATAATATAGACACCATAGCGTGACCGCCAATAAAGTATATAGAGTTATACGTTCCATTATATAGTGATTAAATATTTTTCAATAAGTTCCTTGTCTTTTTCGTGTTGTGGTTTATTTTGTAAATAGGACTTTAATTTTAAGAAAGGATGCAAAAAAGTGGGGTCCTTTTTCAATTCGTATTGAATCATTTGCTTTAAGCATCGTTGTCGTTCAATACGATAGTTTTCTTCCGACATTTCCATAGTATTATATTAAAACAAAATAAATATAATACTATAGTATATTTAACATGTCCTCTGATCCTCTTTTGACCGAAGATGAAAATCGCTTTGTAATGTTTCCTATTGCCGACGAGACCATCTGGAAAATGTATAAAAAACAAGTCGACTGCTTTTGGCGAGCGGAAGAAATTGACACGTCAAAAGACCTAAAACATTGGAACCAGTTACAACCCGACGAACAATATTACATTAAAATGATTTTAGCGTTTTTTGCGTCGAGTGACGGGATTGTTTTAGAAAATTTAGGATTAAGATTTATGAATGAGGTTCAATTGTCGGAAGCCCGCGCCTTTTATGGGTTTCAGATTGCGATGGAAAATATCCACTCTGAGACATATAGTTTATTGATTGATTCTTACATTAAAGACGAGGCAGAAAAACATAAATTATTTCATTCGTTACAACACTTCCCGTGTATTGAAAAAAAAGGGAAATGGGCAATGAAGTGGATTAACGATAAAAAATCCAATTTTTCTACTCGTTTGGTTGCGTTTGCGTGTGTGGAAGGTATATTTTTCTCAGGCGCGTTTTGTTCGATTTATTGGTTAAAAAAACGCGGGATTATGCCCGGTCTAACGTTTTCGAATGAGTTGATTTCTCGCGACGAAGCCTTGCACACCGAATTTGCGGTCTATTTATTTCACAAATTAGAGAAAAAAATCAATAAGAAGAAAATTCGCGAGATTGTAGAAGAAGCGGTCGTGATTGAAAAAGAATTCATTGTAGATTCATTGCCATGTAGATTAATCGGAATGAATTCGGATTTAATGACTCAATACATCGAATACGTTGCCGACCGATTGATGTTACAATTAGGATGCGAAGAAATATACAAAACCAACAATCCGTTTGATTTTATGGAATTGATTAGTTTAGAGCAAAAAACCAATTTCTTTGAATCGCGTGTCTCGGAATATTCCTTAGCCGAAAAGTCGGGGAAAGAAGACGCGTTTGATTCTGCGTTTGATTTTTAAGGTCTCCTATAATGGACCCCATTGGTTTTGATTTAGACGGACTCTTTCATAGACTGCCCAATACAATAAAGCCGCTTACAAAAGAATGCTATGCGTTACATATATACCAAGGTCCTTATTATGAATGTAGTAAAAATAGGCGATTGGGAACTATCGAATTGCCTTATAGAGAAATATGGGATTTAAGTTATTGTATAAATGAAGATACGTGTTCTGTTTTATTAGAGAATAAAGAAATTCTAAAGGTTAATATGTCTACTTGTAATATGGAATACGAGAAAGAAGCGGATGGGCGGTGGTATGAAACACAAACGCCTAAACTAGAGTATATAGAATATATCCGCGAACACAAATCTACCTTATACGACCATCAAATCAAATTTTCGATAGAACGCTTGGTACCAGGATATCCAACGTATTTAAAATTAATGGAAAAGTTTGAGCGCGCCGAACAATTGTGTTTTATAGACGTATCGCCTGAAGAGTATAAGGCGGCGCTAAAAGAAATACAATTTTTTGTAGAACCTATTATGAGACAAATTGTAAAAAAATATACTTAAGATTAAATGTATGGATTATACATAATGAAAATTATGCATCTAGTTCTAAGTGCTTTATATTCATCTTCTAGAAACCCCAAAAAAGATCTAATACGAATCGAACCCTCTCAGGCGTCGTATCTTAGTAGAAGATGGCTCGATCATATATTGAACGATTATGTAACCACGGCGGACCGCCTGTTTATTCACCACGAACCGATTGTTCATAAAATAAATCAATTAGAGTCTTATATTCAAGAGCACAGACAAGAGGACGATTATTACATGGCGTGGATGCCTCAATCTCTTTACGGCTATAAAGACGCGGTCTTCCTTGTGGTTTGCCAAAATGACGACGGGATCGTGTATGTAAAAAATATTATACCTTCCCCGCATTGGAAACCGGAACAAATAGAAAGTATAGAATTAAAAAAAACATTGGAGATAGCGTATAAACACATAGACATGAAGTATTTTTATGAATCCGATTTGAGATTTAAATTGGCGTGGTCGACTTGGTGGTTGAATGTATAAAGTCTTTATACAAAGATCGTAAATGATTTACATTCGAATGATTGCCTTTCGCGTTAAATGCGCTTTGTGTATGAATTCGGTGTAAAACATGTATGTCAGATATATTATAAAAGGTTTTTCCTTGTCTCCATAATTTTAACCACAAATCATAATCTTCCAACCCTACAAAACGATCCTTCCACAGACATAATTCTTTTCTTATTAAGCAACTACTATTTATGATTGGGTTTGATAATAAGAAATTATAATCCTTTAAATCGCCGTACGGAATAGAAGGACTCGTATTTAGATCGCCAAAATATTTACATTGGGTACCGATTACGTCGTAGTTTTTAAACATCATCTGTCTTTCTAGTTTTCGTGGCAACCATTTATCGTCGACGTCTAACAAAGCAATCCAATCGTACGTACAAACGTGTATCATCTCATTAAGAGCGTCCGATTTGCCCTTTATGTTATATAAATCATATACGCGTATGCGGTCGCTCGCCCATGTCAAGGCTTCTTTGTATACAGGTGAATCTTTTTCGTGACCATTCACCCCGATAATCAATTCCCAATCTTGAAAACTTTGATATAGTATAGTGGGTATAGATTCTCCTATAAATTCTATGCCGTTGTATATAGGCATTAAAATGCTAATCATTATTATTCGTTCCTATTAATATTTAAATAATATAACGAATAATAATGATAAAAGCGGTTGCAGTGTTTCCGAATCACGGAGTTGTAAAATTTACGGAAGAAAGTCGTCAAGTAAAAATAGAATTATGTCTCCGTGGATTGAAAAAGAATGCTTTACACGGATTTCATGTTCACGAAGCGGGCGATTTAACGGACCAATGTAATTCTATGTGTGCGCATTTTAATCCGTATCATACGACACACGGCGGACCAAATACACACATAAGGCACGTAGGCGATTTGGGAAACATAAAGACAAATGAAAAGGGCGAGGCAAACTATACGTTTTATGATAGACCGATAAAATTGCGTGGAACAAAATCAAATATAATAGGTCGGGGTCTCATTATTCACGCCGACGCCGACGATTGCGGGGAAGGTGGCAACAAAGAAAGTTTAAAAACAGGCAACGCCGGAAAACGAATCGCTTGCGCCGTGATCGGGTATTCCAAAGAAAATGTTTAAGACAGGAAACTTTGAAATACAAACCACCGGTCTTTGTGTGGGTTCGTTTCTTCTACTAGTTCGAACCGGTTTAAATGATGTACGATACAATCTATGATAATTATTTGGTCATCTTTTACAACATAATCGTGTTTAAAATAATCCTTTAATCTATTATAATAGACGTTATGCCACCAATCAATATTTTGTCTATGAGACAAAAAAAAACCACCCGCGATACTCACTTGTCCTGGTGGGATCGGGATGGTCGGCATATTTTGTTCGTTTTTATCTAAAATAAGATGTATTAATTGATTTAGCGTCGTCCTTGAACCCGGTACCCCGTAATATAGTTTGTCCTTTTTTAAGTGTTGTAGGCGTGGCCAATGAAGCGGAGTTTTATCGTGTCTAAAATAACCAATATCACACCATCCGTAATACTGGGTATCGCCATACTTGTCTTTTACTTCTTTGACAAAATGTATTTTTTCACTCCACAACATATTCAACCTCCAATCCACGTCCCATCTACTTTTATTATTCAATAAATCATTTTTAGCGTGATTGGCGATCCATTGGTCTTTATTGTCCCATGTATGAAACGCCTGAAATTCTTTGAATATAACTTTTATAGAAGGAGTTATATAGGGTTCTAACCATGCATAACTTTCGCGGTTGGTATACACCACCACCTGAATCGTTTGTACGTGTTTAAAAAAATATTGTATCCATTGTGTATATTCTTCTTTCGGTAGTTTAGACTTTAATGTATACCAACAAGTCACTAAAGTAATATCCATTTATTACATAGATATATTTAAATTATAACAAACCTCTTTTTGAACAATATCGCTATACCCCTCGGCTTGCTTTGTAATATGCGGATATACACAATAACAGGGGAATTTTTTTTGTATAACATTGGCATAAAATACATCTATTTCTCGCGTAAATCCCTGAATGTGTTGAACAATATATGACATCACGCTTTTGTCGATAATATAACTACCGGTGGTATACGTGCCTTCTATTTTGAGAACATCGTCTACTTTTTCTATTTTGGATCCCCGGTGATTGCCTGCCAAATAGAATAACCCAAACGCCCTAGGAGAAACGTCTTTCAAATAAGACGACAAACTTGTCTCCAATTGAAATTCTGTATCGTCTTCTAATATCAAGACTCTTTCATAATTTCGTTCGATAGAGAGTTTGATGACTTCCATATGACTTAGCAGACAGCCTAAACAACCGATTTTATATTTCAATTCGTTTCCACCTGTTAATTTAAACCACTCCGGAATAGGGTTCAGAAAATACGGGTTCCACGCCTCTAGGTCAAGTGTGGACGGACGAATGGCGTCAAAAAATTCATAGGTCTGTAGGTGTACTTTTTTCAATTGTTTTATCATATTTTTTTTTCTATCTTTGCGATGTTTCAAGTTTATGACAAAGGTATGATCTATGTTCATTCTATTTCTTAACGTTATATTTTTAATTTATATTTATATAATATGGAAAAAACAACTATTCAGGAAGTTGTAAATGATATAAAAGCCAAGCGTGATGCGTTGAGTCTAGCCCATGAACAATTAAAGAAAGACAATGACGATTGGAACAAATGTATTATTGTATTGTCTTTGATGAATGGTATGTTTGAGAGTATTAAAATAAAGATGAACTGGAACAATAATATTGTGGCGTTGGTCCCCATTGCCTTGTCGTCCATCATTGCCTCTATATCAGCTCTCATCAAATTCAAAAAGTTTCCCGAACAAATGGAAATTATCATTCAATCGTCGTCTTTACTAACGAACACCTTAAACAAATGTAGAAATCACACCACGATTGATTCTGAAATATTGATGGATTACAACAACGCCTTGGAAAAATTAGAGACAAGTATTTACCCCGATGTGCGCAAAAAATATTTAAAAATGTCTCACAAAAACTTAATTAATATAATGCGTATTGAACAAACCTATTTCAAAAATATAGAATTGGTAAACAAGGGCGAAGTCGTTGACGAATCGGTTGGACCAGAACATGCCACGTATTTTCCCGATTTAGAATTTTCGGATTTGTCTGATAATGCGTTATAAATCGTTTTTTTTTTAAATCCTGTTATGTTAAATGATTACGTGTCATCTCATGGGTGGTCTTGGAAACCAGTTATTTGAAATATATACCACCCTATCTTATGCGATACAATCCAATCAGTCGTTTGCGTTTTTGAACGTCAAACAATTGGGGGATAGATTTACTTATTGGGATTCGTTTTTTAAAAGATTGCGACCGTGTTTAATTTCTTCCATCCCTCACTTTAAAGTCATACGAGAAGTAGATTTTACTTACCGCGAATTGCCTATATTACACGATTGCGTATTGCATGGTTATTTTCAGAGTTACAAATACTTTCAAGATAAACGGGAAGAAATACATAAATATATTGGTATAGACCACCTAAAATCTGAGTTCTTAAACAAACTAGGTCTATCGTTAGACGCTAGTGTAAGTATGCATTTTCGTTTAGGGGATTATAAGTTTTACCCGCAATGTCACCCAATCCTTTCGTATGAATATTACAAAAAGGCGCTCCAAGTGTTTGAAGGAAAATATACCATTTATTATTTTTGCGAACAAGAAGATACAGATTATGTAGAACGTATGATATATACATTGCGAGGTGATTTTCCGGAATTAACCTTTGTGAGTGCCGGGTTTGATTGGTCGGATTGGGAGCAATTGTTGTGGATGAGTTGTTGTCGTCATAATATTATCGCCAATAGTTCGTTCAGTTGGTGGGGGGCTTATTTAAACGAACATACGGATAAAATAGTTTGTTATCCGTCGGTTTGGTTTGGTCCTGCTATGATAAAAGATTTGAAAGATTTATTTCCTCCTAAATGGCTAAAAATTGAATGTAAATCCTAGTGTTGTAAGGTGTATGGAGTTGACTCTTACGCCTGACACGTATTCGCCCAATATCGACGAACACGGCAACTATGTGGATTATATCCCTGTATTTTATAACGGTTTCTCTCTTAAATGTCCGTGTGGTACAAGAGAACACCAAACCTATAATAGCCGAGCTAAATTTAGCGCGCATATGAAAAGCGTAAAACATAATAATTGGATTTTAAGTGTAAATCATAATAAATACAATTATTACAAAGAATCCCTAGAACTGGGCAAGTTAGTCAAACAACAAAAAGGAATCATTTCAAAAATGGAAATCGACGCGCAAGTTAAAACATTAACCATCGATTCTTTAACCCTTCTTATTAAGTAGTTAAAAACTTCATTATAATCCTTCCTTTTTCTACAGCGGTTACATCCAATCTTTCCGGAAAGTTTACAAGTTCCAATGCCGTACATTTTATATTCACAGACGATCCTTCCAAATAAGGAATGTTTACATCTTTTGTAGGATATACTTGGGTGTCTTTTCGGCAATATCCACTGATGTCTTCCCAAGTAAATGATACAGCCGTTCCATTGATATTGAAACTCACAATGTTAATCGTGGCGTCATAGGATGCCATCGAAGCATCGCTTAACAACAATCCAACTTTCACCAATTTACTTTGAATCAAGATCGGGTATCCAAAACTAATATCTTGGTCGTAGGCGCCGGCGCCGTAGGCAAACGGGAATTCATTTAACGCTAAGTCGTTTGTTTCTCCAACGACTTGATACGCAAAGCCTACCATAGAATCGGCTTGTAGAGATCCAGAAATGGCTACGTTTCCACTCACGTCCAATGAACCGTTCAAGAACACGTCGATGGATTTGTCGTAAGATAGAGAAATGTCCGATTGCAAACTTTCGTCATACTCGGTTTTTGTAATGACGAACTTGTCCGGGTGTAATTGATCCGTTTTTCTACCGCTGTAACCAAAAAATACATTCGTACATATATCTTGAACCATAATACCCGATGGTAGGTTGGTAGTTTGTTCTAATTCACTATCTTTTACATTTATTTTTATTATATTGTCACTCACATCTAAGTTCACACTATTTATGGTGGTTTTTGTGAAAGTGAAAGAAGATTCAGACACATTCAACGAACCGTCTATCGTGACAATGCCGTGAAACGTAGATGGACCATTCACTTCTAGACTTGTTCCGACAATAAGGGACGCATTCAAGCTGACATCACCTATCACATTTACATCTCCGCCCACGCTAAGGTCTGAGTTCAAACTAACATCACCGATTACGTCTACGCGCCCACCTACACCAAAGTCTGAGTTTAAACTGACATCGCTTACTACGTCTACGCGTCCGCCTACGCTAAGGTCGGAGTTTAAACTGACATCACCAATTACATCCACTTCTCCGACCACGCTGAGCGACGCGTTCAAGCTTACATCACTTACTACGTCTACGCGTCCGCCCACGCTAAGGTCGGAGTTCAAACTAACATCACCAATTACATCCACTTCTCCGACCACGCTGAGCGAGGCGTTCAAGCTTACATCACTTACTACGTCTACGCGTCCGCCCACGCTAAGGTCGGAGTTTAAACTGACATCACCAATTACATCCACTTCTCCGACCACGCTGAGCGAGGCGTTCAAGCTTACATCACTTACTACGTCTACGCGCCCGCCTACGCTAAGGTCGGAGTTTAAACTGACATCACCAATTACATCCACTTCTCCGACCACGCTGAGCGAGGCGTTCAAGCTTACATCGCTTACTACGTCTACGCGTCCGCCTACGCTAAGGTCAGAG